ATTCCAAGATTTACACCTGATGATGATAAATTAATTTCTGTCAGTAAAATTGATTTAGCTTTAAGTACTAATAATGATATTATCGTAGATAAATCAGGAAATGCAGTTTTATCAGCAGGAATGGCTAACTTAATTCAAGCTTTGAAACTTAAAATTATTACTCCTATTGGCAGCTTGGTAAAACATCCAAGTTATGGTTTTGCAGTGCCAATCGGTACTAATTTAAGTGATATTACAGCTGATATTATTAAAGAACGCATGTTTGATACGATTGTTAGCGATTCTCGATTTACGAGTGCAAATAACTTACATGTTTTTATACAAGGTCCCGTTACTGCAATTCAAGGAGCAGTAAACGTTAAAGGAATCGATGGTATTTTGCCATTTTCAATTAATTTATTGTAAAAACAATTCTGCCCCTTTAGTAACCTATTGGAGAAATAAAACTAAAGGGGCAGAATCTTTACTAAAGCACAAGTCTTCGTGGAGGGTAGCAAGTACATCATTTTGTGCTCTAGATACAAACAACTTATTTAAAACAAATTATTTTGTCAAGAATGAAACAATAATTTTTGCAGTTGGAATTCCAAATACGGGTTTATGAATTTATATAATCAGCACGCTCATCATCAAAAATTAACTCATTTATAATATTAGAAAAAACTTTTTCATTACCAAAATTTTCAGCCAATTCTTCGTTGGTAAACAAACGATGAATATCGGAATGACATAATTTGCACAAAAAAATAGTAATTTTTGTTGTATAGCGTGGATATTTTGATGATACGCTGGTTGGAATCAAATGGTGTTTAGTCATTGGTCCAATTATATTGCAAATTTTACAAATATTTAATTTTTTAGTTTTTAAACCAAGCTTCTTGAATGCTTCCGGTTTTAGTTTTTTGATTCTTTTATTTAATGAACGTAAAGGATTTTTCAGTGTTTTGTATTCTTCATAGGACATTAACTGTCCACCATTACTTTGATTCCACCATACTTTTTTCTTTTTTTCTAATTTCCTGATAACCCACGATACCATAAAATCTCCGCATGATTATAATGTTTTGTTTTTAATTAAAAAATTAATCATCAATAGAGATCTTAGTATTATATTCATATACATAGTATATTCCTTTATATTGTTTGAAAGCCATTTATATTTTGCACATAAAAATGTCAAGGGAATGAAATAGAACTTAATCTTTTGTTAGGTAAAACATGGCAGATTTAGAAATCAAATCTTATGAGCAAATTTTAGGTGAATTAATTGCATCTTTGCAATCACGTATGGGTTTGAATGATTTAAACCCTGGATCTGTGACCTTAGATATTTTAGAAGCTGCTGCTCAACAGGATTTTAATATAAGCAATAATATTTTTTCTGCTCTAGATGAAAAATCTGTTGATCGCGCAAGCGGTACTGCGTTAGATTTATTGGCTCAAGAAGAAGGGCTATCAAGATATCCTGCATCAAAAACAAGTGGTGCTATTACAGTTGTTGATAATTCTTTTTCTAAAAAAGCCACAAACATTTATCCTAATCAACCACCTCCAATTATTGGAGCAACGGTTATTTATGTTAATGATGCATCCATGTGGCCAGCTTCTGGGGCTTTGTATGTTTCACGTGGTACTTCTAATGTTGAAGGACCAATTAACTATACGTCTATAGCGGCTGTTGGCACTTATTATCAAATTAACTTAGCCGCTTCTTTAGCTAAAAAACACAGCACTGGTGATTTTGTTGTTTTAGCACAAGGCGGCAATCGTGTTTTGCCTGCTGGGACTATTGTTCAAACTGCAACTATTGGTGCGGCATCTTCTATTGCATTTTCGATTATTAATTCTGTTACAATTCCTGATGGCGACACTACCTTACAAGGTATTCCTGTTTTATGTACTGAAAATGGAACAATTGGCAATATTGCTTCTAATAGCTTAACTCAATTTGCAGCTGCTCCTTTACCTAATTTAGCTGTTAGAAATGAAGTTCCTTTTTCAAATGGTCGAGATGTCGAAACTGATTTTGAATTAAGAGATCGCATCAAAAGAGCTCGACAATCACGTTCAAAAGGAACCAATACTGCTTTAATCAATGCGGTGCTTGGTTTGGTAGCAACAGACGAACAAAAGAGAATTTTATCAGCTTCTGTTGAAGAAAGTACAGATCTTACGCCAACAATTTTGAGAATTGATGACGGAACTTCTTACGAGCCAATTTTTACATCAGTTGGCCAAGAATCGATTATCGATGAAGCTATTGGTGGCGAACAATATTTGCAATTAGCAAATGTTGGATTAGTAAAAGCTCAATTAACAACTCAAAACACTCAACCTTTTGATATTGAGCCGCAGCAAAAACTGGCAGTAATGGTTGGCGGAGTTTTGTCAGAACACACATTTTCGGCTACTGATTTTCAAGCCAATGGCGCAGCGACTGCTTATGAAATTGTGTCAAGTATTAACTCTAATCCGTTACTGTTATTCTCAGCTCGAACTTCTGCTGGTGGTACTCGTGTTGTAATTTTTGCAAAAGCTGATAGTAACGAAAATTTGCAAGTTGTTACTCCTGTTGCGGCTGTTGATGCCAATATTGGATTGGGTTTTTCTTTAAATAAAGTTTATTCTTTACGTTTATATAAAAACGATCGTGAACTTTTAAAAGATGGTCAATTTGCTTCAGTAACCAGCATTCCTTTCCCTTGGTCTTTGCCTTTAGCAAGTTACACTTTACAAGTTGGTATCGATAATACGCCTGTTACTACATATACATTTAACAGTACAAATTTAACTCCATTTACACCGGCCACTGCACCTTTAGATACCTGGAAAAATGCAATTAATTCTACAATTCCAGGTTTAACAGCAACGATCAATGGTAATCGTTTAGTATTAACGTCAAATAAAGGGCAAAATGATTTAGCATCCTTGGTTTTAGGATCTAGCGGAACATTGATTTCTTTAGCTAGTGTTTTTGCTGCTGGTACATATATTGGCAAAACGAGTCAATATTCATTAATTCGCGGAACAGGGCAAATTAAACTTTCTACTCCTGCTAGCTCAGGTGATAATTACAAAGCTGGTACAACAAATTTCCGTGCTTATGCGCAAACTGCATCTATTACAGGAGGAACCCTCGTTTTAGCTAATGCATCTACCATATGGTTAGTAGTAGATGCTGAAACTTCAGTTGTTTCTCATAACGCTGTTCCGGGCGTAACAATTGGAGTAACGAATCCAGCTACTAATATTTGGCGTTACACAGGACCCAATAATACTTTTACAAATGTTCGCGTAGGTGATTGGGTTATTAATTGGGATGCTGCTTTTAATGCTAACAATCGAGGTTACTGGCGCGTTAGTAATATTGACAGCGTAAATTTTTCTTATATTGAAGTTGAAAAAAGCGCTGGTACTATTCAAAGTGTAGCTTTAGTAAATCCAAATAGCGTTACCGTAGCACGTACTTTAGGAATTGTTCAACAAATTACAATTTCTGCTGGTACTTATTCAATGGATGCTTTAGCTGCTGCATTTAATAATTTGTTAATAGGCGCCACAGCAACCGTTGCTGGTTCTGACAAACTAAGAATTACTACAAACAATTTTCTTGAAACAGAAGGTAAACTTGCTCTGTTAGCGGCTGATTTAGATGGAATTAATTTTGGGTTTGTAGTTCCTACTATTTTAGCAAATGGTGCACCTCATATTGCATCTGTGCAAAGTAAAAATTCTGAACTTGGCACGCCAATGTTTGTTAATTATTTGGTTGAAAATACCAATAATTCAGCTACGCCGCCTGTATTTGACGCTACTGTAGCACAAAGTATCAATCCTGATTTAATGTTAGCATTTCTTAAACCTTTTGCGACTAACAGATATTCAAGCAATCGTTATAATTACGACGGTGTTTCGCATTTAGTTTCATCAGCTACCACAATTTCTTTATTAGCTAAAAATACAATTAAAGAAAGATTAGCCACCGATCGTTCGTATATCGCCAATTCATTTGATTTCTCTTATAATGATAAAATTAGTGCGGTAATTGATGACGATCCAACTAATAAAACATTATCAATTCCATTGTATCGTACCATTACAATTACAAACAATCCTGCACCTACACTCAATACTTTTTCGGCGACTGATTTTGATGGTGGTGGAATCAGCTTAGTCTCTACATTTGGTTCAACTTTTAGTTTTACTAATTATCGTCTATGGTTTAGAGCAAAAAATGTAATTAATCCTGATGGAACAGATAACGCATTTGTTATTAAAAGTATACACTATGGACCAACAGGTGAATTATATCGTTTTTCTTTACAATATCCGTCTGGTTCAAATTTATCTTTGAGTCATTCTGTAGTTTCGGGCAATGCTTTAGGTGGAGTTGATGTAAATGTATTTTTGCCGTCTGGTGCAGCTAGAACAAAAACGCATGATAACACTACAGAAATTGCAGTGACGGTTGCAGGTGCAGGTCCTTATGATGTAACATATACATATACTGGTACTGGTTCAGCGCCTTTGTGGTTAGCAAACGGCGTGACTGTTGGTGATATTGTCAATATTCCATCAATATCAACTTTTTCTGCTGTAAATGAAGGTGCTTTTAGAATTACTAACGTGACGGCAACAGCTATTACAGTAACTAATAATGGTTACAATGGCGTTCCTACACCTGAAACAAAAGTTTTAAATTCAGCAAATGATATTACAATTTATCCTATTGATGCAAGTTCTACTGCTAATAACATCATTGCTTATATCAACACTAATTTAACAGATTATATATCTGCTGAATTAGGCGTTGGTGAAACTGGTGCCGGTTTAATTAACCGTTCAACAAATGATTTTACTGGCGCAACAAGTTTATATTTAACTTTGGTTGATGGTGAAAATTGGGTTTATGCTTCTAATTTAGCAGCCTCTCCTCAATTCACTACAGAAAAAAATCTCACCAATCTTGGGGCACTTTATACACTTGTGAGTGAAAAAGCAGTTTTGATTCCTCATACAGCCCAACAAGTTGCTTCTTTTTTAAATAAACCGGCCGTATCAAGTATTCCAAATTTAAGCGGTGTGATGGTTTCAAGCAATGGTGGGAAAATTGAGTTTAACTCACAAAATACTGGAACCGTTGGCGCTGTAAAAGTTTCAGGCGGAAAAGGAAATATTGCAGGCGGTTCAATTGTTAACAATGATATAGTTGTAGGAACGCCGACTAATTACTCATTAGTAAGAACGAATTATGGTTCAACTTTAGGATTACATAAAAACCAATGGGTTAAGTTAACATCCGCTACTACTTTAAAGAAAAATTTAGGTTTAAATAATACTACTTTTGTAAGTATATCTGGCACTCCTACACAAATTTTAAGTATTACTGCAGGGGCAGGTACATTTAAAACAGCTAGAGTTCATTCAGGGGATAATACCACTCAAATATTAGTAGAAAAGCATGGTGATTTTTTAGCGTTTGTATGGACAGGAACAGGCACCAATCCAAATTTTATAAATGTGTTGCAAGGCGATTTTGTAATTGTTACTTCTGTAAGTAATTTTAGCGCACAAAACCGTGGTACTTTTAGAGTTGTACGAGCTTTGTCAAACATGTTTTGGATTGAAAATCCATTAGCAATAGAAGAAACGGTTACTTTGTCTGGCAATGTTGATTTGCAATTCTTTAGTGCAGATTCTATATTACCAAATGATACAATTATTTTAAGCGGTGGAATTTTAGGCGCTGCTAATAATGGAACATACACAGTTTTTAGCTCAACTAGCTCTTCTATTGTGATTAATGAAATTTTTGCAAATGCTGTAGGTGCAACAAATTTAGGTGCTGGATTTGATAATATCAAAGCATATGATAAAGATCCTGCTGTATTTTATAAACAGATAAAAACTATTTCTCAAAAAAGCCCTTTTTCTCCAACTTTAGCTGATATTATTTTTACGGATGCAACATCACAATTATTAGGCAAAATTAGTGATGTTTATGGTTTTACTTTTACAGCGTTAAATAAATTTAATTTTGATCAAACAACTACTTTTGGCATTGATGCTTATTCAACTTATAAAGGTTTAATTGGTGAATCAACTAAGGTTGTATATGGCGATCCTCGAAGTCCAACACTTTACCCGGGTGTAAAAGCAGCCGGTACCTATATTGATATCTTGCCCCCTTTACCAAAGCGGGTTTTTATTTCTTTGGGTGTAAGATTAAGAACAGGTACACCATTTTCAACAGTGCAAAATAATATTGTTTCAACTGCTGCTGGTATCATTAATGCTACAAAAATTGGTCAAAGCATTAGCTTATCAGATATTGTACGTGCAGTTCAACAAATTGATGGTGTTTATGCAGTAAGTGTTATTTCGCCAACATACAATTCAGCAAATGATGTTATTGTGGTTAACCCTAATGAAAAACCAATTGTAACAGATGACAAACAAGTTTCTGTAACATTTTTATAATATAATTAATTCATGACTACTGCTTTTGAAACAATTAGAAAATATTTTAACCCTGCAATTAGTGGTCAATACATTGATGCGTTATTGTATTCTATTGCTCAAGGTGATGAATACAATATAAGAAATTCAGATGCGATGTTTTTAAACATGTTTGTAAAAACTGCATCTGGTCCTTACTTAGATACGTTAGCTGGTAATTATGGTATTGTTAGGCCTAATAATATTGGTGTACGTGACGAAGTTATTAAACGCATAATTTGCGAAACTTTAAATGATCACACAATTTCAAATACATTATTAACTATATTAGATATATATTTTTCTCAATTTCAAACCAAAGCATGGGTTGAAAGCGCTGCATCTGAAAATTATGCTTTAAGTGATGGTGATAATTTAATTGTTTTGTTTGATGGCAGTGCAAGATATGAATTTACTTTTTTAAATGATAATTTTACAAATATTGGCAATGCTACTGCAGAAGAAGTTGCAGATGTAATTACTCAAAAATTACATGATTTAAACAGTTCTGGTTATGCCGTTTCTTATTATGATGTCAATAGCAGTAGTAAAAAAGTTCGTATTTTATCGGATACGAAAGGACCAAGAAGTAGTGTTACAATTTTAGGTGGGAAGGCAAATAATGTTTTCCAATTTTCTACTTTATTACCAACTACACAAATTGCAAACACTGAATTTACAATTACAAATCCTGTAGATAATACGTTTCGTTTTACATGGACTAATGGCACAAATCCAAATTTAGGAATTGTAAAAGAAAATGACTATGTAAATATTTTTGGTATTAATTTTGCTGCAGTTAATAAAGGTACCTATACTATTACAAAAGTTGTAAATGGTACTGTTACTAATGCTTATTTTGAAATTCAAAATACTCAAGGTTTTGCGCAAGTTGTTTTACTAACTGCACCTAGTGATTTATACTTTTTCAGACCAACAAAACGCACGGTTATTTCTAATCAACAACACGCAACTTTATATGAAGTAACACCCAAAGAAATAGATGTTATTGTTCCTGTTTCTACAACGATTATTGAACGCACTCCATTCACAGGAGGTGCTTATATTGCTGAAGTGTTTTATTATTTAACACATGCAGCAGGTACTTTTACAGTTGGCGAAACTGTATACGGGGCTTCGTCTGGTGCTTCTGGTGTCGTTATTTCTTCTGTAAGTGGTTTGACTGTTTTAGGTTTAGTTTATGGTACTTTTTTAGTAGCAGAAACACTAGTTGGTGAAGAAAGTGGTTCTTTATTAACCCTGTTAACTGTTGTTAAGAGATTAGATAATACAGTTCAAGGAAATTATTTAGTTGATTTTAATTCATATATTTATACAGCTGTATCAACTACTTTAAATCAAGTAATTTTGCAGGGAACTAATGGTGCTAGTACCACTTTAATATCAACCGCCGGTTTTCCTGAAACAGGCGTCTTAGTCTTTGATTTAGGGTATGATAATGAAGAAGTCCTTGTTCCTTATGTGAAAGTTTTAAATAGTACAGAAATTATCATTGATTCCTCATATAAATGGAAATTTACACATAATATAGGAACAGATGTTACGGTTTTGGCTGGTCGTGATAAATATTTATCACCTGGCGATGGATCAGATTTTGGTTCTTATGTTACAGATGTAGCTAATGCTCGACAGTCTGCAATTGATTATTTTAAAAATTCCACAGCTTCAGGAATTAAAATAAATTTAACTGTTTTGTATCCTAGCGATCTTGGTTTAGGTAATTATGGTACTATTTATTCAGATAAATATCGTGTTTGGGGACCAGATTTTGCAGGTGAGGTGTAATCATGCCTTTTGATTCAGTTTTTGGTGGTCCAAAATCTGTTATTAGTTCTAATGTTAAAGTAATTCTTAACAATCGCATTTCTGGATATGTTAATAATGCTACTTGGAATATTGATTATGGTGTACGTTCAATTAATGAAATTGATCGCATAGTTCCAAGGGAATTTGCACCAGGTGCTTATACAGTAAAATTTGTTTTAAGCGGTATTAGAATCATTAAGGAATACTTTGAAGATTTACGATTAATAGCTAACCCTGGATTAAATTACGTTTTGCCTTATATTTCTTTAGCGATTTTGGATAGAATTACAAATGAGCCTATTTTAAATATTCGATCTGCAATGATTGAATCTATTCAAAATGTAGTTAGTAATAAAAGCTTAGTTACGTTTAATATGAGTGGCTTAGGATTTACAGCTCTAAACGGTAGCAATTTAGTTGATCCTAATTATTCAGGATCACCCCCCATTATGATTCAACGATAATACACTATTAATCCCAATAAACATCTTGATTTTCATAATCTGGGAATTTTTGTTTTAAATTTATTTTAGATATATATCTTCAATGGTGACGTTTGTCAATAGTTTAATAAATAAATCTCTTTTATCAAACCATGTGTTGCCACTATGATCAAATAAATAAGTCAAGTTTCAAACTTAATCTATCATAAGGTTAATCTAAAAATCTTATAATTAGAGAAATACATGGCTATTAAACGACAAAATCGTATTTTATCTCAACAAAGACTGACTGTGCCAATTATGAAGGCCATTGAGTCAGGTGTCTCTTCAGATTTTGATGATTTATTGCGTGGTTATTTAGCAGGCTATACTACACCTTATGTTATTCGTGGTTTTTATATTAATATTTTGGGTAATTCTTTTACTCAAACTGCAGACAATTTAACATTAAATACTCAAAACAGTGGTATTTTACATGTTCAAGGTTCTGAATCTGGTACTTTATTAATTGTTAACGGCAGCGCTGGTGATGCTTTATCTGCAACAAATTTTCGTGTAAAAGGTGCTTTTGTTGCAGGGGCTACAAATTATATTTCTTTAAGTTTAGTTAGAACTGCAGATGCTAATAGTGTAGATACAGTTGTTTTATGGGATGTTAATTCTAGCACAGAACGTCCAAAGCTTATTCCCACTGCTACTATTTTAGATTATCGAATTAATATTAGCACTACTGGTTTTGGCACTAATTTACCTATTGCAACAGTTACAACTAACGCCGGAAATATTCCTACAAGCATTGTTGATGCTCGTAACATGATTTTCCGCTTAGGTCGTGGTGGTGCAGTACCCGATCCTTTATATTCATATGGCTGGCCAGGTGGCAGAACAGAACCGCCTATCATTTCAACTGGCGTTTTACAAAATCCATTTTTTGGTGCTGATAAACAAATAACCACGCAAAAAGAATGGATGGACGCAGTCATGACGTCCATCAAAGAAATCAAAGGTACACCATATTGGTTTAGTGTTGGTGGCGGTGGTGGTGCCAGCGGTTTATCTTTGTTGTCTGTTAATGATGATGCAAACTTATCAGAATTAACCGGTACAGGATATTTTACACACGATTCTGTTACATTAGGACAATTATCCGTTAGTTCTGACATATATATTAGAAACGTTGTAACAGACTCTTATTTTAGAATTGAGTCTTTTACTAAACTTTTAAATGACGGACAAGTTCTTTATATCCCGTTAACTCGCTATAAAGTAATCGGCGGGAATATTATCATTATGCCTGCGGCTGCTCCTGCAGCTGTTTTAGCTGCAGCTGGTGGTAATCTTGCACGTATTATGCAAGTTACTGCAGTTGGTCAGTTTGCTCCTTTAGTTGCAAATTCAGCTGGCGCCGGGCGCGGTGATTTTATTCGCTCGCAAAATGATGATAACCGATTTTTTAGGCAGATTGAAGAATTTTACGATGCTGCAGGCGTTATTACGACTGCAGCTAATGCCACATATTTGGTTTTAGATGCTGCTTATACAGGCAGCATGGGTTCTCAGTCTACGTTGTACAACAAGACGTTTTATAGTGCCTTGACTGATGTCACGGTAGCTAATAAAATTGCAGTATTGGGTTTAACCAACATTGAAAATGTTTATTGGCTTGCTTTAAGGCAAGGTAGTCTTATCTATGTTAAAGATATGGGTGAGATGGAGCAAGGTAAACGTCGATATATTTCTGATAATACCACCCAAAACATTTTAGACTACTTAGGTTCACCATCTGAAGTTACAACCATTCCACCTTATGCTTCAACTATTGCGGGTGGTGTTACTGCACCTGCTCAGTATAATTATCCTGGCGCATCAAGTGATAACATTACTGTTCGAGCATCATTATTAAGTACAGCAGCAGCAGATCAAGCACAAAATAAAAATATTACGTTACTTGGTGGCGGAACCGTTGCAAACGCAGCAGGTAATATTTCTTGGGATGCTACAGCCACATTTGTGATTAACGGTCCTGGCGCTGGAACTATCAATACTATGCTTGCTGGTAATGTAACTGTGCCAGTAAATGGTTGTGCTTATGTAACTATTGATCGAAATAACAATGCTGTTTTAACACCTAGTACTTCTACATTTGCCGCTTTACCTTTAGGCGAAAATATTTATGTTTTTGCACGACGTTTAAGTACGGCTGATGTATGGGTTGGTTTAGATGGTTTTTCACATCTAATTGCTGATGGTACAAATAATAGTACAGGATTTAACTCAGCTTCAATTGGTACAGTTGGCGCATCTAATTTACATAGCTGGAGACAAGAATTGCCGTCTTCAGGTGTAATCAATGGCGTTAATAAAATTTTTGTTTTTGATTCTACTCCTTATAGCAATAGTGGTTTTTGTTTATTTAAAAATGGATTATTTCAAGTTCAAGATCCAACGATTGATTATTCTATTGCAGGTAATACCGTTACTTTTAAAACTGCACCGCTAGCTGGATCGGAAATTGTGGCTCAAATTCCTGTAGGTAAAACAATTCCATATACATATGTACAGCAAAATGTTACAGTGACTATGCTAACAACCAATTATACGTTAGCAATTGCACCTGGTAACGTAAGAGGAGTGGCTGTTTTTATTAATGGTTTGTTAAGACGTTATGGTACCGATTTTTCAATTGCAGGTGTAAATGTTACATTTACTTTCACACCATCAGTCGGATCAATGATTACTTTTTTCTATACCTCAAGTAATGACAATCTTTTTGGTGACCAAGGCGAATGTTCACCAGCTCCTAATGGTTCTAGAGAGTTTTTTAAATATTTTAAAGATATTAAAAATATCAATGGTGCATTTATTACTATTGATGGAGTTGCTCAATTTCCAATTATGAACACTTTAAATAATACTGGTTATACTGCACCTTATGATTATTATTGGGTAGGCGGTAATGGAATTAAAACTTATCAAGTTCCACCGGCTGGAGCTTTTGTTTACGCATGGGGTAGATAATGCCTTTTATTAGACAAGAAGATATTGTTGACGGAATATTAAATAAAGATTTAGTTGATACTTATAAAATAAATCCAGGCAATGAATTACAAGGAACAACTAACGCTGATCCTTATGCTTTAGGTTTTGGTTTAGGTCCCACTTCACCTTTACAAGTGAAAGAGCTTGGTATAGGCAATAATACTACCTGGACAGATGAACAAGATATTTCTTTACATAATCAAAATTATGCTGAAGCAAATACTCCATTTTACGAAGTTTCTGCAGGAAACTTTAGATCAAATTTATTTACTGTTTCAATTTTTAATACTGATTTAGTTGGTATTTGGGGTGGACCTGGAACATGGACCACTTTAGGCGCAGGTAGTGCATTAAACACATATCGCTATAGTCAAGGTGGTGCAGGTGGATATAATTTTTTTACTGTAGTTGGTGGTCGAGATTTTGTAGGTACTATTATTTCATCTACAGAAATTTTTAATGGTTTAACTTTTAGTACTGCTTCTTCATTAAATGTTTCAAAAGCCGATGGTTTTTCATTTGGCGCTCCTCAATCAATGATGTACGGAAATGGAATAACAGGCGGTGCTTCTACGGTTTCTAATACATCATATTTTAATGGTAATACTTGGACTACTAATACTAATTCACCTTGGGCAGATGTTGGCAGTTGTGCTTTTGGTAGTTTTAATGCAGGAATTGCCAAAGCTGGTGAAGGAAGCTTTGGAGTGTCTGGCTACAGTGCTTCATTTAATGGTTCATCTTGGATAACAAGATATTCTTTAAGTTTTCCTTATGAAGCTTCATTTGCTGCAGCAACGGGAACTTATAATAATGGTTTAATTGCTGGTGGCATAAATATGGGTGGTACCTATTTAAGTACAACATGTACCTTTAATGGTTGTACAGCCATATATGGCACTGTGATGAATATTACTGCAAATAAACTGGCTATTGCAGGTTTAGGAACTGGTGCTGTCATGAATGGGGGATATAATGGTTCTACACTCACAATAACTCAGATCTACAATGGTCATATGTGGTCTATTGCTCAAGGTTCAACCTTGAGCAAAGGACATCATACAATGGGTGGGACACCGATAAATGCAGTAACTCATGGAAATTCAAATACTGTTGCTGCGAATATATGTGAATTATTTAATCAAAATACTTACAGAAAATTATTTCCTGAAAATATTAACATGGCTGGCAATTTAGGTGTTCTTTATAATAAAGATGTGCCAGCAGTTAATAAATGTAGTGTTAAAGTAACAGGATTTGTGCATAATGCACCTGGGGGTAGTTCAAATGCTTATCTTGTTTTAAAAAGTAATGGCTACAGCGCATTAGGATATCAAACCGTTTCTACAAGACCAGAACCAGATGATTACATTATAGGCAGATATGATGCTGTTTCTACAAAATTACATGTGCCATATAATATTCAAAAAACTTACAATATTGTTAAACGTTGGGGTTAATAAATGGCTGCTAAATTAACATTTCAAGATGTCTTTAATAACGAAATTGCACCAAGTAAATTTCTAGCCTCTCCGGTTTATTTTTCTTATGGTGCTGGCAATCCTGCATTTAGTGCACCAACTGGTTCTTTGTATATTAATTCAACTACTGGTGGATTTTTTTTAAATATTTCTAGTCCAACTCCTGGAACTACTTGGGTTGAATTAAGTAATAATAATACAAATGATGAAATTGGACATCATCGTACTTATACAGAAGGCAGCTTAACTATTACAGGTGCAGGAGCATATACTCCTTCAGTTGGTGATTTAGTTGGTACTTTTTTAAGTGGAGCTTGGACTAATGAAGGTAATTTAAATAATAGTTACGGTTCAAACAATACTTGTGGAGGAAATAGTCAAGCAATTAATGCTGGCAGCGATGGAACAACTAATAAATTAGTAGAAACATGGAATGGTAGCACTTGGGCTTCAGCTACTAATCTTAATACTGATCGATACTATGGAGCATCATCAGCCGGTATTAACCCAGCAGCGGGAAACTTATTTGGTAGCACCAATGGTGCAGTTTGCGTAGGTGGTAATAACGGCATGGGACAACTTAGTTCTTGTGAATTGTATAACGGATCAAGTTGGAGTGCTGGTACTAATAATGTTCCTGGTGGTGTAAGTGCAATTGTGGGCCACTGTGCTGCAGGAACTTCTTATTCTGGATTAATTGCTGGAGATTTTTCTTCTACTGCATTCGGTTATATTATTAATTATAATGGTGTAAATTGGACAGTAACAGGTCCATTGTTTGATAATGGTGGGTATAATGGCAATGCAGAAATGTCTGCATCTGGAAGTTTAAATAGCGTTATTTTTAACAGTTATAGAGATACAGGTTCAGTTAATCCTATTACATTTATGTTTAATGGACAAAGTATTTTTACTTTAACTACTGTTTATAATTTTACATATATGAATGCTTATTTAAGTGGTAATCCTTTAATGGCTTATAAAGCAGGCGGCAGAGAAGTTGCATTAGCAGTTAATTATACTGCCGCTAAAAAAACAGAAATGTTTAATGGCGTTACGTGGAATACCCACGTTGATATGAACGTTGCCCGAATTGGTTCTCAAACTAAATCGCCAGGATCTGCTGTAAATTGTGTTGTTGCAGCCGGTAAACCACAAACTGGCAACACCGTTACTAGACTGAATTCGTCTGAAAGTTATGCTGAAACCATTTCACATAAAAAATTATATCCACGGTATGTTAAAAGTTATAACAGAGCTAAGTTGTATTATGGTTCAAGTTCCGCAATATCTCGCGGTTATCAAAGTTCTGTTATTTATCCTGCTAATAAATACTTGGTAGTAAATCGTATTATGTTAACTGCTATTGGAAACGAAGCTGATATTTCTGCAGGATATAATGTTTTGCAAGTAGCAATGTCGGGTAGCTTGGCTACTTATTCCGTTAGTTCGACACCTTCACTTCAAATTGTTCCTGGCACAATTGCTATTATTACAGCTGGCGGCGCAAATCCTTTATCGGCTAATAATATAGGTGTTTTTGTTATAAAAAGCATTATTGTTTCGTCTAATACTATTGTTGTGGCAAACGCCGCAGGTACAAATCAAAATCCAGGGACTGGAACGATGAAATTTGTTACAACAATGTTGTGTGTTGATTACGCAGGACCTGATGACATTATTATTGGTTCTACAGATGACAACGGTATTTTAACTATGGATAAATTTTTTCAAACAACTAATTATTTTTCTAGAACGGGATTTTAATAATGAGTCAAGCAATAGTCAGAGCAGAAGATTTTAAAACACCACCAGGAATTCAACAAATTCAGGGAATGATTTATAAAGGTGAAGGATCCCCTATTGGTCAAAAAATATCGCCAATTTTGGGTGCAATTTATATTGATTATATTAGTGGTAATATTTGGTCATGTACAACAATTAATGATACCAGCGGTTGGCAACCATTTTATGCACAAGTGGGTAATAGTATTACCATAGACACAGATGTTCAAGAAGGTGATTTTGTTGGTTTGTTAGGTGGCGGAACTTGGGCAAATGCAAGTGCTGCATTAAATGTGGCAAGAGATTCTGCTGTCGGTGATGGTTCTGATTTTTCTGCCTGGACTGCTGGTGGAAAAACAACAATGGCAGCATTAAGCTCAACAGAAACTTTTAATGGTACTAGCTGGGTCATGTCTGCTAATTCGCTATTAACTGCGCCTATGTCTCCAGGGACCGGAGAACTTTTTGATTTATGTGGTGCTGGCTCACAAATGTCTGCTTGGACCATGGGTGGGCGCACATATGGAACAACAGACGTATATGCTTTCATGCAAATTTTTAATGGCGATACTTGGACGCTAGGAACAGGTAGTACCTATACTGCTTATGGTGCTTCTGGAGGAACTTTATATTCTGCATGGCATGTTTTAGGTATTTCCATGCCTGCTTTAGTATTTCATACGCTAGAAGGCGAATATTATAATGGCAGTGTTTGGATCGAAATCCCAGCAAGTTTATCTTTATTGTTTGGAATGGCAGGAAATAAAGGGGTAGGATCAAGTAATTCTCATGTTGTGTGTGGAGGTGTTCAATCATCAGTTCAAGCTACATCTTACACATACACATTGCATTATAATGGTTCAACTTATGTATTAGATGCAAATATTAATTCACCCAGAACTTCACATCATATTTCTGGGACATCATTAAATGCTACAATTTCAGGTGGTTCTAATGGTTTAGGTGGTGCGTTGTCTAATTACTGGAGTTCTTCTGAACATTATAATGGTTGTACTTGGATGGCTGGTAATAATTATAGTATTGGTGTGAGATCATACGGAACAGCAGGTGGACACGGCAACAGAGGTATGGTTACAGGTGGTACCAGTAATGGAACCAATAAATTAAGTTCAACAGAATTTCATACTCAAAATGTATATAGGAAATTAAATTTTACCAATGCAATGGGTGCAATTGATATTTCTATTGCATTTGGTACCTCTAATACTTCATATACAGCTTCAGTGATGTCCGGTGATATTATTACTCATCGCTTACCATACAGAAAATTTTTTGCATTAAACAGATATTTACATCATCCATCACCATTTTATTTAGAATCAGCGCGTACAGTTTCTTCTATTACAGCTAACATGGATGGAACTGCAACGGTGGTTTTAGGAACAAGCAATACAGAAATTACAAAAGGAATGATTTTAGCAATTACTGGTTCTGCTACAGCTGCTAACAATGGCAATTTTCCAGTTGTTAATTTTTCAGGCGGTACCAATATTACTATTAAAAACCCCAATGCTGTAAATCAAGGTGCAAGTGGGAATGCCGCATTAATTTCAGGAAATAGAATTGTTGGGTTGCCTACGACAACAATTACTTATACTGCACCAAATGTTATTTTTACTTTTGATTTAACAGGTACAGTTAGCGCCAATACTTTAAGAAAATTGGTGCCAATGGGCTCAATTATTTATGTTCCATACGCTGCCACAAGTGGCGCAAGTGGAAGTCAATATAATTTTGGTTCTTATGTTGTAAATTCAGTAGGAACAAATACCATTACATGTACATCCATTCATTCGCAACATGTTACAGAAACTATTGCCTGTACTTCAGTGGAAATTTTAAACCATATTATTTCAAGAGACGTTGCTGAAGCAGAAGATTATATTTTAGGATTTAATAGTAGAATGAATTTGATTACCAATACAAGTAATGACGGAAATTTTGAACGCTGGTAGAAATTATTTTGGTTGAATAGGCCGCATATGCTTTAAACCATTTGAATCAGTATAAAATTCCACATCAATCCCGTAAATACCTTTCCAAATAAATTGAATACTTTCTTCTGAAAATCCTTCAAACATTTTATCTAACAAATTATATTTAATTCCTGTATTTAGAGCAGTTAGACACAAACCATCAATATTTAAGACATCACTAGTTGTTGCATCAGAATTAGTTGCATGAGCGGTTAAATAATTTTGAAAGAAACGTTTAGCTAAATTAATAAACTGACCATAGTTAGGATCTTCAGGATTGAATGCTTCATTTTTAGCTATTGCATTTGCAAATTCTTCTTCTTTTATTCTACTCCATTCTAATAATTCTAAAGATTCATTTTCAGCATTCATCTTTTGCTCTTTAAGTTGAATAACTTTTTTTCTAATTTTAATTAAAAGTAATTGTAAATCTTTTTCTAATAGAAAAACTTCATCTAATTCACGATTAAATGCAAAAGCTTCTTCATTAATATTATCAACAATTGCTGGCTTGTCTTGATTATTTTTTTGTTTTGATTTAATTAAATCAATTTTATTTTCTAATTTTTTATATTCATATAAAAGCTTTTCGAGCTCAATATTCGTTTCTTCAATATCAAGAGTTAAACCAACTAGATTTTGTTGATGTACCTGTTGTTCTAAATTTGCTTGAAAAAATTTAGCACCATGAGTAGTAAATCTATTATCTTGAAGAACAGAAATGCGTTTTTCGCAATCCGTTCTTCTTCTTGGAACAATTTTATAACCGTGTACTAATTCATCTTTAATAGTAGCTAATTGTTCTCTTGTTTCTTTTTTAATACTATCATTAAAAAGGATTAAATCAACATTAAGGGCAGGAATTTCCTGAAGATCGTTCGACAAAACCTTTTCTTTAAAATCAACCATTAAAGATTTATTTTTTTGTGAAATAACACTTATTTCTTTTGATTGTTCTGGCAAAACAAGTAATTCCACAGCATTTGTTTTTTTTTGTCTTTGTTTTATAATTTCATGAAAACTTTTTGCTTCTGTCATAATTAAATCCTTGTAGGTTGATTAAAGATAGTGTCAATATCAGGGTGATATAATTCCTGGGTTTTACAGGCAAATTTACAATAATGTTCTTCGTGTTCAGGCCTAATTTTTTTTGTAACAGGATCAACTAACCAATCAGGACCAAATTGATTACCTGTTTTTAAATCTGTATGTATAGGCACTAATCCAGGAATAACTTTTGGAGTAAATCCGGCTGTTAACGCTTTATGTATAAAAAAAGTATCTTCACCCAAAATCAAATTTCTTTTCATGCCATTTTCAAAAGTATCGTGTACAAACTGAAAATAAGGCGGTGAAAGTTTTTTAAAAACATTTATGTCCACTAAAACACAGCCAAGCCCCATTCCGCTTACAGGAACAGGTTTCATATCATCTTTATTAGATTCAACTAAATTATTAGTATAAATAAATTCCGGATCTTGAGTAACTGTTGTGCAAACAGTTTCATTTAATACGTTTCTTTTCATGTAATTTGCACCAACAATTGGTTCATATAAATTAATCATTGTTGTTAGTGCATTTAATGGAATTAAAATATCATCATCAATAAAAAATATATGTGTATAATCTCTATTTTTTTGTAAAGCTTTTTCAACAAAATAATGACGGCTTTCACAATAACCTAAGCCATAACATGTATCAATTTCTACTTTAAGATTTTGTGGTGTTACTAAACCAAACAAATTAGGAACATTAAATTTCGGATGTTTTTTTCTTTGAGGAACACCAATTAAAATTGAGCGTTGTTTGCTATATAAAGATTTTGCTACGTTTAAAGCATGAGTAATTTCCAATTCAATCATATAACATTGAAATGGTGTAAGTTTTGGTTTTTCTATTTGATATTTTTCACACAAAAGCGCAAGAGGACGAATTTGCTCTACGCCATTTTTACCATCTAATCTATAAAGAATTGTAGTAATCCAAGAAATATCTTGAGGATTAAAAACTTCTGATTTAATAATAATATCCAAAATATCTTTTTTAACCAAATTTAAATCAATCATATTTAAAAAGTCTTTTCCATTCCATAAATATCATACGAGATGAATAAATAGAATTACCTATTTTTTTCTCGTCATAGAAAGTATTATTATAATATCGATCAAAATTTTGCATGAATTGTTTTACATCATTTGTTATCATTTCCGTATTGGTTAAAATTTCTGGTAAAGCCCCTTGACCATTTAAACATAAAATATGCGGTCTTGTTCCTAAAGTTTGAGCCATAGCAGCTACAATACAAAAAGTTTCTGGTACTTTATTAGCATAAAACAAACCTGCACTGCTAGCAATTTCTTTTGTAAGTTCATAAAAATTTAAATTACCTAAAAATTGAATTTTATTTTCTTTCAAAAGTTGAATATTTACTTGATCATAACCTGGATTACATACAAACAATTCTGCTTTTTTATATTTAGAATTGCTTTTAATAACTTTCCATAATTCTATTGTTTCTAATAAGCCTTTAAATGCAGCACTGCAATAAATAAATTTATAAGGATTAGAAGAGGTTTTGAAAGACTCTAGCCAATCAGGTAACATATTGTGAATAGTATTTGTATTTAATTCTGATGGTAATTGTTTTTTTAACCAATTTGAAACCGTAATAAAAATTGTGTTTTTATAAACACTTTGTATATATAAAAAATATGCAATATGTTCTTGGTTGTAAATATCTTGCAAAAAGAAAAATAAATTTTTGAATTCAATGTTATCTGAGTTAAGTCGAGAATAACGATTGATCAATAAATTATCACATTTTATTTTTTTTTCTCCAATAGAAAAAACAGAATAATAATATACTCCATTTTCATAAGCTGGAAATTGAGTATTGCATAAAACTAAAACTTTTTTTTGAATTTTTGCTAAACTTTCAGCTAGAAGAATTAATTCTAATTCCGATCCACCTAAAGATGTAAAGCAAGGTGTAGTGCCCGTAAAAGGCATACCAATATTATCAAAAATAATAACGTCAAATTTATCATTCAGCATTTATGACACTTGGCTGTTGAGGTTGTGCATCATCATTTAAAGCAATTGACCGATTAATGTGTTTTTTACCGCTATATATTTCTTTTCTGTTTAAAATTCTATATATAGTTCCCTTATTAAATGGACGACCATAACGATTATAATAGTTTTTTGCAGTCAAAGTTTCACATATCTGGCTGTAGCTATAATTTTGATCTTTGAGGGTGTAAATCAACTGTACTGCTTTTGCTTCATCTTCGTTGATTTCAAGCTGTCCTCGACCATTAACAATTGCCTCTTCATTGCGTTTTCTGCGTCGACCTACTGCTTTGTAACCGTATGGGGAAATACCGCCAGCCCATTTACCGGTTTGTTGTACCATTTGTTGTTTGCCTGATGTTAATTTTTTAATAATATTATCTTTGTTTAGTTCAGCTAAAAGATGTAAAAGACCACATAAAAATTTTCCCATGGGGGTACTTGAATCAAAATATTCAGAAACTGAAACTAGTTGAATTTTTTGTTTTAAAAGCAAATCAAATAACTTTAAACCTTCAACTGCGTTACGTGTCCATCGATCAATAGCATAAACTAGGACGTGTGTAATATTATTTTTAGGATTTAACACAAAATCCTTCATCGTATTTAATTGTGCGCGTGAAGGATTAGAGCCACTTTCAACGTCAGTAAAAATATTTGAAAAATCTAAATCAATATTATTGCTAAATGCATATATTTTAATTTTTTGAATTTGTTCATCTAAACTAAATCCATCTTCACTTTGTCCAGCGGAACTTACACGCAGATAAGCAACTGCTTTTTTTATCATTTTACACCTTTACAGACATTTGTTTGTTGATGCAATCTGTTGATAAAATCAATAAAGTCATACATTGTATGTTTGCCAGATACAGCTTTAGCCATAATATCAGATTCTTTTTCGTCATGCAATAGACCAAAAACGTGACCCAATTCATGAAAAAAGAAAATTTCGCCTTTATTATATACGCATTTATTATCATACATATAATAACATTCAGTTGTTAAGTCATCGCGTGCGAGCACAACGTCACCGTCTGCTACAAATGTTAAAGCGGCCACAGAATCCACTTCATGTGCAGCCGCCGTTTTTGCAGCAATTAATTGTAAATCAGCAGACTCGATAATTTGAATTTCTTGAACGCCATCTTCAAATTTTGCAGTTCTATCTGTGTCTACGTGTTTTAATTTAACGGCTTCACAACCGACTAGTTGATTAAATTTATTGGCACTATCAATAAAAAGTTGCTGTTCCTCTGGTGAGTTGCTGTTGTAATAAGTTAAAGTAACCTGAGAAGGCCCACTGCAGTTGCACAGCAAAATAGCAAATACAACAAATATTAGTGATTTCATAAATTTTATCCCTTAAATTATCGCAATAACAATTTAGCTAATTTAAAAAGTTATTGCTGTCAATATTTTTTAACAAAATAATTTAAATTTTCATTTTTGCAAATATTTGTAAAACGAAAGAGTTGATCGTGAAAACGTTGAAGTGAACGTAATTGAATAAATGAAGATGCTGCGTGAAACATAATATCCTCTTCATTACCGCTATGTTCTAAACCAAATGCATGGCCTAATTCATGCATAATATGCACAATTCTGTAATCACAATTATATATATCTGAATTTAAATAGGAGTTATATTCTAAAGTACAAGTTCTTGATTTATAAAAAACAAATTCTCTCATTAATACAATATCGTGATCAAGACCTAAAGTGCAACCACGAATTATAGCATAAGGATTTCGTTCTAAACAATCATCCCAATTGTTTGTAAATGTAATTTCTGGAATTAGATTACTAATAAAAAATTTTGAATTTTTATCAAGACTGTTTTCTAAAGCAACTGCTTTACACTGAACTATTTGATTAAAAAAATCAAATGATGCTTGAACAATTTCTTTTTCTTCTTCTGAATTTGAGGAATGAATGGTATATTTTATTTTTTCAGGAGCACATGAAAAAATAAAAAAAAAAAATATAATGTGTATTTTTTTTAACACATTATAAGATTAATATTGTAAAAAATACGTAAAACCTCATGATTTTTCTTTATTTGCATGAGGTTTTACGTATACTACGAAACCAATAAAAATTTAGAAACTTCGTAGCAATTATTGCATAAACAAAATAAAAATCAATGTCAACTATTATTTTTAAAAATTTCTTCAAGACCAACAATACTAATTGATTTTTTTTGTTTGTCTACACGAACTTTGAAAAGAAAAACCTTTTTCTCTTGAAGAAATTTATCAATTTTAGGTGTTAATTCATTTTTACTAGGCCATATAACCATTTTATGAATGAAATTATCAAAATCTAAATTAATTTCAATTCCTGTTTTTTGAATTTGATAAGCTTTAGAAAAATATCCAAATCTCCTAACCGTAGTAACATAACCATAACAACAAACATCTAAAAAGTTCTCGTAATACGATCCAATATTTTCTATAATATAATTTAATTTTTTACCATTTACCAAAGGCAAAATGCCTCTCAACGAATTGACATTTAAAGCTTGAGAATCAGAAGTATAATATACTACATTAATAAATGGTTTATTGATGTTTTTAGTATTTAAAATAGCTTCTGATAAAATAATATTAGAAATAGGCAAAACTTCTTTAGCTAAGAAAAATTCATCATAAGGAGTAAGATTCAAATAAGAATCATCCATTTCAGTTTTTTTCTTATTTTCAAAAGATGCTTTTAACTCAAAATAAATTTTAATTTTTTCTGTTAAAAGCATCTTATCAGGAAACAAACAATTTATAGCACCTGATTTTAATAAACTTAAAACTACTCCTTTGTTTACACTTCTTCTATCAATTCTAGTTAAAAAATCCTTAATATCTTTAAATGGTGATTTTAAAGATATTTCTTTTAAAGCTGCTTCGCCGACTCCTTTAATTAAATTTAACGGAGGAATTAATTTTTCATTTTGTACAATATAAGTATTTTTACTTAAATTAATATTTGGTTCTGTTACAAAAGAATTAACTTCAATCCAATATTTTTCCATTACTTCATCTGGTTTGCTATTAGATAAAACAGATGCCCACCACTCAATAGGATAATGATATTTCAAATACGCTGTTGCATATGCTAAAATACCATAAGCCACAGCATGGGCGCGATTAAAAGCATAACCAGAAAAAGCAACAACTTGTTGATAAAAATCATCAATCTGTTCTTGTGACCAACCTCTCTCTTTTAGTTTAGGCAATCTTTCTCTTACTTCATAAAATGTTTTTATCTGTTTATCAGAAATAGCTGATCGAATAATATCCGACTCTTCTTCGCTATATCCAAGCAACAATTGCAAAGAGGCCATAACCTGTTCTTGAAACGCATACACTCCGTATGTATTTTTTAAAACTGGTTCAAGATCGCTATGTATATATTCTACTGGCAATTCGCCACTTTTTCTTTTAATAAATACTTCTGCTGCGCTTAATTCAGACCCATCTGGCAATTTAATTTTAGCATCTAATGCGCCTGGACGATTTAAAGCAACTGAAACAAACAAATCTTCTTTGCATTGTGGATTTAGTTTTTTAACAAAGCTAGCACCGCCAACTGTTTCATGTTGAAAAATTGTTAAACACTTTCCATCCAAAAAAGTTTTAAAAACGTTTGGATCCTCTGGCAAATTCCAAGGATCAATATCAATATTTTTCTGTTTTAAAGCTCGTCTGGTATCACCAATAAAATTTAGGCAAGTTAACCCAAGATTGTCATATTTAATCAATCCTAGCTTAGCAACGTCTTTTTTATTGTAAGAAATGACGTTTTTACCGTCAATTTTCATTACACCACAAATTTGATAAATAGGCCTATCTGCAATTACTACACCAGCAGCATGTTTACCAATATTTCGCGGGATACCAAGTAAAAGCTTTGCAGTTTCTATGATTTCTGGATATTTTTTAGCCCAATTTTTAAAGTTCTCATTTTTTTCTAGCAAACCTGGGTATTGAATTTCTTCTTGCTTATATCCAACCAACCATTCTAAATCAGATACACCTTGCGGTATAGTTCCAAAGCTTTTTCTAATATTATCAAAATTTAAACGCTCATTTCGTAACCACGTAGTCAATTGTTCTGCTTCTGTATCTTGGCCTTGTTTATAAAGATTTTGAATTTTATTTTCTGTTGGTTGCGATATATGGATTCTAAAAGAATCTTGTAAACTATTCTTTAATTTTAACATGCCAAAAGTAGCAATTTGAGCAGCATTATCTCCATATTTTTTAAATATATATTCATTAACAGCATCCCGATGTAATTCAGGATTATTTGTATTAACCTCAAAATCTACATCAATATCAGGAACCGATTTCTTTAAACGAGATTTAGATAAAAACCTTGAAAACGGTATGTTATATTGTAAAGGATCAATTTCTGTAATTCCAAGCAGATAAGCTACAAGCGAACCACCAGCCGAATTATGCACAATCCCATTAGCAGTTAAAAAACTATGATCGTTTTCAACTTCTAAGTCATACACTTTTGTTTTAGTTTTAAAGCGTCGAATATTTGTGATTTGACACCACATTCCTTTGTCTGTTTTTTCAAATTCCGGTTTATCCTTTAAATACAAAACAAATTTATAAGAATTACTGTGGGCATTTTTCTTAAATTGAATTTCATGCGGTATTTTTAATCTCCATAATAAATATCTCAGATGGAGTGCTAATTTTTCACTAAATACAATAAAAACATTATCAATTTTATTGCCATGATGACTTCCAAATAGAAAACCGCTAAAAAAATGTTTTAAATTTTCATCTGATAGATCTTCCAGTAAAGGTGATAATCCCCTATCTAAATATGTGAATTTACCACATAATTGCTCTACAAAATCTGCAAATAATTTTGTTCGGTATTCATACTTTAATGTTCTTCTATCTGTGTATGATATTGTTGTATTATGACGTAAAACTTTTTTTATCAAAGACGGAATAACATTTTCTTTTAGCGGCCAATGTTTGCCAAGCACAACACCACTTTTAGCTGTAGTTCCTAAATGACTAGCACGAGCATTCAAAACACCTAATAAAAAACAAAAATCTTTATTAACAGCTAAATGCCTATTTAAATATTCATAATGATGATTTGCTACAAGCATTTTTTCTCGTAGCTCATATAAGCCATTTAATTTAGAATTTTTTGCTATAGTGTTTAGTATATATAAAGATTTTAAAGATGCTTTATTTGGCTCATACAAAAAATCATGAATAGTTTCTTTACGTAAATTTGTTTTTTTTATAACATTTTTAATCGTAAATTTATTAGATAAACGGCTATGAACATGCTGATAAATACTTTTGTTGTTAATAAAATAATCTTTATTATTATATATGTAATTTTTAAGATCTAAATTATCAACCTTGTTTTGATTTTGATCTGGTAACCAAGGTATAAAAATCCAATCATCCGCTGCAACATCTTTTGCTTCTTTCCAGCTAATATTTCCATTGCAATCTTTAATTAATATCTTATGATCATAAGTTACTTGTAAATTTGAAAAACTGTTGCCAAAAATGTTGATTTCATAAATTTCATCATGATAATCATATTCAAAAGTGTTTAATATTTTTTGAAATTTACCTTCATGAGTCAAAACTGTTTGACCAATTTTAACATCTTTAATTGGTATAAAACGCTGTTCTTTTGTATAAACAGGAACATGAGGAAGCAAACAGCCACGGCCAGGTCCTACTTGAATATTATTTTTCTTAGCTGTTTGAACAATATCTGCCTGAGTCAAGAAATAAGGCATGAAATTGTTAATATCATTGTTTGTAATTACCTCTAACTCATGATCTAAACGTTTTTGATATTCTTCTGGAAGTTGTTTTTTCAATTCATCGAAGTAATTCACTGATCAATACCTTTTTTTATTTTTTAAAATAATTTGGCCATAATTTGCACAATTCTTTTTCGCATCTTTTGGTATCTTCTAATTCCTGAGGTTCATCAAATCCAGCACCAACACACATGCCTGTCCAACCATGCCACACATCCCCATTTGGCTGTTCAAGCTGAACATATAAAAAATTATTTCTTCGCTTTTCAATCCATCTTATTTCAATTTTATAATTTTCAAATTTTAAATCACAAGGCGAATCCCATTTAATAAATTCATCTGGATCAACCCAATATTCTAATTTACCTGTTTCTTCATCTTTTGCGCATTTAACGGTATGTCCACAATCTAGCATTAATTGAGCTAAATCAATTTCTTGATTATCTTTAACAATTTGTACACTATGTACTTTATAAAGAGCGATATAAACTGGCCCATCGCCTAACACAACATGGCCTGATGGATATTGTAAATTTTTTTTAATTCTTCTGATGAAGAAGAAGCGGCCGCTAAAGCAAATCCTGGCCACATTCCAGGCGAACTAAATATTTCATCAGGTTTTATTGTGCAATCACTTCTGTCAGGAATATGTATACCATTTTTATACGCATATCCGCCCCAATTACTGTAAGCCATATTATCTCCTTTTTATTCAGCATTAATTTTTAATTTAAAAAAATTTAATTGTCAAAACCAAAAACAAACCTAACGTGTGAATGATTTGCATTATATTTAGATGCAATTTCCTTTAAAACAGGAATTAAACGATTTTGAACAGGATTATCACCACATTTGCTATAATCAAATTTTTCTAATTCGTCTAGAGTAAACCATGAAAAGCCAAAATCTCCTATCCAATAATCTTTATCATTATATGTATGGGTAATTGTTGTACCACTCCATGGATCAGATTTGCGATTAACTTTAAAATCTTTGGGTAAACCACGTTCTTCAGAAAGTGGTAAAAAATTTTGTTCATTGCGTCGTATACCGGCTAATAAATAAAAAAAATCATAATTTCTATCTCTACAAACATCAACGTCTATAGTATCCCATCCTTTTTTTAATACATCGAAAATTTGAACTACAGTACTTATATCACATCCCATTATTGATTCCTTGTATGCAGAAAAATTATTTTTACACATATGATTTTAAATCATGAAATTTTATATGTGGCGACAACTCTCTATACAATGCCAAACGATTTTGAAAATGTCTAGAACATAAATCAATGTTTTGAATGTTAAAATCTATTACATTACAGTGACTTTTGCCAGGAAAAGTGCGTGTGCCACGACCTAAACCTTGTTTATATTTTGTAATTGATTTGCCACTAATTAACAAAATAATATTTTGTGTTGGCTTGGTATTAGTACCCGTATTAATTGCTTTAGTTCCAATTAACAATAAAGTTTTTTTGTTATTAAAATTTTCTACCATTTTATCAACTTCTGAATTTGAATAAGCAAATTCATATGGTACTTGTAAATAATTTTTTAAAATATCAACTTGCTTTAATTCATCAACTAAAATCAAAGTGCTTTCTTGTTGTTCATATTTAAGATTGGCAATTTGAGCAGCTAAATTCAGAACATGTTCATTGAACAAATGATGTTTACGCATCATTGCGCCAGGATTAGATGAAAAATAATTTGATGTTGAATTTATATTATAAATATGAAAATATAAATCAGATAAAACACCTAGATTAACTAATTCTCGAAAAGTTTTTAAATATACAATTTTACCTATTATTCCTTCTAATAATAAACTTTTTCCATCTGTACGCAATTGGGTAGCGCTAACAGACCACCTGTAAGGAATGTTTTGACCAACTCCTGTAGCAATAGAAGAAACAGTTGGTGCCCCAACTAAATGTGATTCATCAAAAATTAAACAAGATTTTTTACTTAATGCATCATAAGCATCAGAATCTTCTTTTAAACTAGAAATTGAATCAGAAATACCAATTACAATGTGTTTTTTAAATTCTTTTTTCCCATCACCATATAAACCAACGTATTTTTTACCAAAAGCTTCCCCACAACCCTTCACAAATTGATGAGCAATAGATTTAGATGGTACAACAACTAATGAGGGCAACCCTGTGCGTTTAATTAAGCTTTCAATAATAAATTGCTTACCTGAACCGGTTGGCATTTCAATGCTTGAATGAGGATTAGCCAATAAGGATTCTATAGCTTCTAATTGGCACACGTAAGGCGTTAAAGGCTTATACCCTAAAGCATACGGAAACGGTCTAAATTCAGGGTAAATAACTTTATTTACATAAGTGTAATCAATATTTGAAAATTTAAAATTTTCAAAAACTAATTCCTTTAAACCTGCGTGTGTTTTCCAACAGCCTGAATATTGTTTAAATAAAGTTTGAGTAATATTTCTTTTAAGCCTATTTACATGATCTTGCCAGCCATACGGATCACTTTGCCATTTAAAACGATTATTTTTAGCTTGATGATATTCATACTGAGCTGATAAATCTTGATATGTAAGTTTTTTAGTCAGAAAAAAAATTTCTTCATCTGTAATGTCGTAAAATTCTAACCAAGCACCGCTATTTTGAACAATATTCATTTTAAAACCTTGCAAGTGCATTATTTGTATTTGCTGACGGAATATTTTCTGTTGTTTTGATAGCGTAGCCAACAGCAAATGTTAAAAGAACCATGCCAACCGCGACACCCGCAATTGTTAATACCAAGATAGTTTTATTACGTTTTTCTGTTTCATAAAGAGTATTTGCTAAATTTTTGTTATCCTTACTTAGCAAATCAATTTGATTTTCTTTATTGATTAATAATTTTTCATTTATTGCGTTTTTTTGTTCTAAATTTTTGTAATCAAAATTTAAACGATATAGTTCACGCGCAGAATCTTCTGGAATCAAGAAACCCGGAAAAGGTGCGTATTCACCTTTATTAATAAAAATACTATCATTTTCTGCAGCAAAAACAGATGCTTGATAAAAAAAAACTAAAATATAAATTATAATTTTCATTTTTTTGCCTTTATATTATTTAAAAATTCAATTAATTTCTCACGATCAGGTTCTTCATAAAGTTGATTTTTCAAATCTTCTTTTTGTTGCTTTAATCTTTCTTCTTCAAGTTTTAAATTAAAAACTTCTTCAGTTGTATTTTGATGTTTATTTTTAGCTGAATTTAAAATTTTTCGATAACTCCATTTAACATAACCATAATATATTATTACAGAAAAAATAAAAATACCAATTATTACATATATATAGTTTTTCTTTATCATTAACTTCCACCTTTGATTAAATCCGCTGTTCCTTTTAATAATGCGTTTCTTCTAGATTCATCTTGTTGCGCTTTTTCTTTTAGATAATTATCTTGTAATCGCTGATCATGCGTGATGCCTCTAGAAAAATCGGTTTTTACTTCCAATGCTTTTTTTGCTACACCGGTACGAGTTTTATCAATAAAAAAAGTCATTAAACCTTTTTCTGCGTCTTCTACCGAACGATTCAATGTAATACCATTATCTGCATCTTGCATAATGGCAAAAGCTTCACCAATATCTTCGCCGCCTAAATAATCTTTATTTTTTGATTCTCTTTGCTTGTTACGTTCTGATCCGCTACGATTTGTTTGTGCAGGCGAAATGGCGTGACAATCAAACTCCAATGCTAATTGATGAAACTGTTCATATACAAATCGCAAACTATGACGAATTTCTTTATAACCCTGCATCGTCTTAGACGTTAATTTACCAGGATAATCATCAATAATTAAATCATAATATTTACCTTCTCTATTGTATAATTCTAAATTTTTTTGACGTATGATATCAATTACATCTTCAACATACATACCTCCTGCACGACAATAAGGGATATATGTTAAATATTTAATCAGTTTTTGCTCTGCTTTTTGCAAGATTTCTTGTTCTTCAGCATTATTAGCAGTAGCCATCTGTAAATATTCTTGATATGTCTTATAAAGCATTCTTTGTCTGATTTTATCTACAATTTTAGAAGCGGCCATTTCATGAGTAATAAATAAACAATGTTTATTCAAAGCAATGTTGTGAAACAATAGATTAATACAAACAGTTGTTTTTCCAACATTGTAAGGAGCAATTAAAACCGTATGCTCGCCTCTAAATAAGCCACCACCAAACATTTCATCAAGTTCTTTTAAACCTGTGGTAACAGAATTGTGTTTAACCTTGTTTGAATTTACAATATCTTGTAAAGGATTTCCGAATTGATACTCTAAATTTCCATTAAATTTAACTTGTGCAATTTCATCAAGAGTTGAATGAAAAATAGTCTTAATCATTTCCTCTTGGTTTTTATTGTATGCATCAATAGATTTATGTAAAGTTTTTTTGTATATATTTAACTGAATCCAAGCTGTAATTTCTTTTGTAAGATAATTTAAAGGAAAATTTTTACTTTGGGCTTCGCAATCAAATATTTTTTGTCTATATATATTATATTGTTTATCATGAAAAAATAAATTAGCTAAATTTTCAATACTCGGCAAAGTTTTATATTCTTCAAAAAAATTTACTGTCTTAGTAAATATTTCTTGAACAAAAACATCAATAAACATATCTTTTTTTAAATGCATTTTGCAGTTAAGTGCAAAAGATTTTTCTTTTAAGATCCACCCCATAACAGCTGCTTGCGCATTTTGATTTAATGGAAGATTAATTGGATTAGTCATACTAAAATGGTGGAAACAAATTATTAACTGTTGCTAAGTAAGCTTGTTGATAGGCTAACACACATTCTTCAAATGTGCAATCACCAAAATCATCACGATGTTCTGGAACTTTAATTTGATAAAACTCAAAAACATAATTATAATTTTGAATTAAATTAATCGTTTCGGTATATGCATCACGATCTAAAGCTAAATAAATTTTTTTAATACCTTTTTCTGCTAAGCGTTTCATTTGACTAGCGCTAACATATTTTCCCATTGTAGCAACAAAAGGCACATTTGTTTTTTCAAATTTAAGAGCCGAAATTGGTCCTTCCGCTAAAATAACACGATCTTGATTGATAGTTTTTTCAAACATTAAATAATTAGCCTTTTGAAATCCAGGCATAGTTATTTTAGTAAATTGTTTAGGCACATCTTTTAAAATTGAACGGCACTGATAACCTACCAATACTTGATCATAAAATACAGGAAAAACAATTTGCCAATCTTGAGGATTATATCTTAATTCATGTTTTTTAACTGTTTGTATATCAAGACCACGAGATATCAAATAATTTAAACCAGGTTTTGATATATCTAAATTAATACGAAAAAAATTGTTTGGCCATTGAATACCAGACAAATCAATTGCTTTTTCAATTTTTGGTATTTCTTTTTCTCTCTTTGCAAAATTGCTTTCAATATCTTTAGTGTCAAAATATGATAATTGAAATTTCAATTCTTGATATGGAATATTTAGAATCTTTGATAAAACATAAGCAGGATTTTTACCTTTGATTTTATCACGATCAGCGCAGTGATAACATATATAATAACCTTCATCTTTATTAATATCTAATTTATATTTACAACATATTGGACATTTTAAAGTTATTGAGTTAATTCTTTCTTTATAATCAATTTTATATTCATCTAATAATTTTATCACTTTTTCATAAATTTGAGTAGCCATGCATTTTAATCCCACCAATTGAACATATGTTCATGCATAATATTAAAAGCAATTTTCAAATCTTGTTTAGATTGTTTAAGATTTTTACAATCATTATCAAGTACACTTTGTAAAAGGGTTTCTACCTCTAAAATATTTTTAACTTCCTCTTTATGATAATCAGAATGGCTCATCAATTCTCTGGTTCTTTTTAATTTGTAAATTAATAAAATTATAATGTAATTCCAGTCCCAGTCCTCATCATGCCATAAAATATGGTAACTATATTCAAATATCTTTTTTATAAATCTAAAAAAAAATTTAATACGCCAACGTAATTCACGGTACAATTTTTTCATAATATTAGCCTAGTATAAATTACAATTAAAATAACTTTTAATTATATCTTTATTTTGAAAAGCAATATTAATTTGTGATGTAAATACAGGCAGGAATTCAAATTTCATTTATACTATTTAGAAGAAAAGCTCTAAATAGTCAAGAGAGGTATTAAATTAAGGCATTTGGACTTGAATAGGTTTAGCCCAAGCCAGATTATTTGCAGTTGCATCTTCAAGAAGTTCGCCTAAAGCAAATTCGCCAGCGCCTGCAACGTCCCATTTGCCATCAGCGGTATTAACATTGATTTTCGCGCCTTTCATAGCATTTGAATTCATTAAAACAGGAAACATGCCGGAATTTAATAATACCACTCTGCCTAAATTAGCATTGTTGATAGCAGCAGAAGCAGTAGACACAACACCAAGAATCGAATCAGCTGAGCCTGCAACTGTAACTTGTGTATACATCCCTGGCGAAGTTGTCAAAGAAGTAGGCAAGCTACTAAGTTTTACTGCAGCACCCGTTGGGATGTTAGTAGCAGCAGTACCAATAGCAGCAACCTCATATTGACGTGTATTATAAGCACTTGGAAAAAAAGCCATAACGAAATCTCCTTTTTTATATTAATTTACGGACCAACCAATTGAGCCGTAATTGTCATAGAACTAGGGGTATATCCTGTAACAAAACTAGGATTATAGAATACCAAAATATCATTTACCGCTACCGTTAATTCATCAGCATTGTTGTACGCTACATATGCTCCAGTAAGCATAGTAAGTGAAATACCTGTATAAGAAAAAAGGGAAGGATTAGCGTTAGGAGCTAAATATAAATCAACAGGTATATCGCTGCCAGGGGGCAAAGCATTCCAAAATTTGAATTTTGATAACTTACCAGCACGAGGTATAATAGCAGCACCTGAGCCATTAAAACCGTCAATTGTAGAAGCTGAAGAAGTAAAATAATTTGGCCCAACAAACTGAGATGGATACCAAACACCGTTTTGTGTCAAAGCCCCTAGTACAATTTCACTAGTAAAAGGTGGGTTACTAGGTTCCCACTGACCAGTAATACCATTAAATATTAAAATTTGACCGTCAGTAGGTGTTGTGGGATCTATTGGAACGTTTTGAAGTCTAGACGCATTTGTCCTACTAGTAATTTGACTCATACAGCAAGATTAAGTTTAAACAATTTTATCTACTAATTTGAATGAAAATGTTTCTTGTGAAGTTAAGTACAAATCATGTTTCAAAAGCCTGTTTAAGCTTTCTCTTTTTATTTTACTATTGCGTTGATAAATTTGGATAATATTATCCATAATTTTATCAAGATTAATTTTTTCATCTATAATATTTTGATGAGTACCCCATACGCCAGACGAAACTTGATGAATTAAATAAAAAGAGTTTTTAGTAATAGTTCTTTCTTTTCCAGCAATCGATATTAATGTTGCAGCTGATGCTGCAACACCATTAATGTGCGTATGAATAGGCCGTACAAAATTTTTAATGATATCATAAGCCAACAAACCGCAATGAACCCAGCCACCGTTACTATTAATATACAAATGAATAGGCGAAGAATTTTCTTTTAATCCATTAGTTCTTTCTTTAACTAATAATTCATCATGAATTTTTTTTATTTTTAAATGCAAATTTAGTATTGTTTTATTATTTACTGAACAGTAAAAATAAATTGAATCATTTTGTACTTCAACATCCAAATGTTCTAAAATACTGTTTGTTAATATAGGCAATTCTTTATTCATAAATTATAGTTTAATTGTATTTAAATCACGCTGTTTTAGGGTTTCAACAACCTGAGCACGAAAATCAAGATTGTCTTCTAAATGAGAAACAAGAGAATCTCGGCTATGGAATGTTTGATCGCCAAAAATATATGTGCGATTATTAGGACGTTCAAAAACTTGCTGATTGATTGCTAAAGTTGCAACCTCTTCGCCAATTCTAATAATACCTTTTTTATAATCAATGGTAAATTCAGCAGTTCGCCCTTTTGGCGAGCATGAAGAATGTTCCATTACAGCTTTAATTTTATGGCCAATAATTGCCTCTTTACCACCCATGTCTTTCTTTTCTTCGTCAATCACCTGGCTGTCTTTATTTTGGCGCTCTTCAACTTTTACAATATACTCACAAAGGTGATAAACACCTTTAGAAAGTCCTGGTTTTAAAGTTTTACCCATTCTTTGCTGAACAGGATCTAAGTTGTCACGCGCCTGAACTGTACACAGAAGAGCGATTTTGTATTCTCTAATAACTGGCAAAATCCGTTGAAAACCTTCTTGTAAAGTTAAAGCCAAATCACCAATTGTTAGGTTTTCAATACTTTCTGCGTTAAATGAACGTCTACCGCGAATAGCATTCAAAGAATCAATAATTACCACTTTAATTTTTTTCTTGTTTTGAATCTCAGCCGCAATTGTTTTTTCAATTGTATCAAAAACATCAACGGGATTATTTGTTTGAATAGTCAACAAACGATCTTCATCAATGCTGTACATGCTTTTTTGAAGCTCGGCACGATGCTCTGTATCAAACCGAATAACCATGGCTTCTAAATCATCATGGTGCAATTTACTCACAAAATCATTGATAATTAAAGTTTTACCGCCCTTGGGAGGGCCCCAAAAAACAGTTGTATAACCTAATGGAATTCCATGCGTATTACCAAAAATCCAATTAAGACTAGGGCTATGACTTTGCACAATATCGTTAAAAGGGTTATTCTTTTCAACGATAGCTCCACGAATTTTAGTTAAAGCACCAAAATTATCTTTTAAGCCCATGATGCATCACTCCCAGCCTCTACAGCATCATAATTTCCATAATTTGGTGATCCTGTTGGCTGATAAATATTTTTTAATTCAGCAATTTTTTGACAAGAAAAATAAGCCATTTCAACAACTTTTCTTTTATCTTTTAAATTATTAAAAGCTGCTTCCAACATTAAACTCCATTCTTTAAACTTTTGATATTCAGGATCCATTTCAATTAAAGCATTTCTTAAATCTTCAGATGATCGTTGCTTAGTTTGCTCTAAAATTGCAGGAACTTTTTCAATTAACAAATGTGAACGTAAAACTTCTTTTTTATGTTTGATTAATGACAATTGTGTACTAATAACACCTAAAGCACGATTTAATTCATGGCAACTTTTCAAAAATACTGTAGTAAGTTCAGGTAATGTGCCTGGATTTGAAGTTTGAATATCGTGTAAACGACTTTCTGCATACACTGTTTTTTTTAATTCTAAAGCAATTGTTTTTCCATCATAAGTCATTAACTGAGGTGCATAATCTGATTCAATAATTTCAAAATCTGTCATGTTATACCTTTATTACATTTGATTTGGATCGCGATCAAATACCGAAATTTGAGTATCTAAATTTTGATTAGCAGGAGAATTTGCAGCTAATACACTTGGTGCAGGTTGCGAACTAAAACCTGCAAAACCAATTCCTCCTAACTTTTTAGCCATGCTATTAGCTTCCATTTGATCCATCACTCTTTGCTGTTCTGGACTTGGCATTGGTTTACGATGAGGATTGTTAGAAATTGTCACTCTTGGTTTTTGTTGTGGAGGTGGAGGTTGAGTTTGCTGCTCAACTTGAACAGAAACCTCTTCTGATTTATATTCATCATGAAATTCTTCAGTTTGCTCAATTTGCAACCCAACAGTACTGCTATTTTTTGGTGATTTAATTTGATTAATTAGTACGCGTAAAATCTGAATATCACTTTCAGAAAAGTGATTATTATTTGTTGTTTGATTTTTATTTAAATTAAAAGAATCTTGTAATTTTTTAATAAAAAATTCATTTAATTCCTTAGATATCTCATCAACAAGCTCAGGTGTAAAACTAAAATTAGAAGATACCAGTTGATTAATGACATTAGTCCAATTATAAGAAGCTAGACTATAAATCATTTGGGCTTTAATCAAACGATGATTAAAGCTAATCAAATCAGCACTGTTGTTTTGTACAAAAACATTTACTGGTTGTCTAATAGGTGCATTTAAAATAGGAACTTGTTCTAACGGTTGATTTTTTTTTCTCATAATTTATCCAAATTGGTAAAAATATCCTGACTAGTTTTCGTGGTCTATTTTGCTGGGAATAATAAAATCATCTTGTAACACGTTTTTATTGTGAATTGCAACCATTTTATTGATTACATCAGCGTGCTCTGCAAACAAAGAATGGTAGGTAGCTAATTTTTTATCTGTATCTATAAATATTTTAGCGTATTCTCTATGTAATTCACTATATTGATTAACTACGCTATCCATTTTGTTAAAAAATATATTTACAAAACTGCATAACGAATCATGATCTTGTTTTAGCTGATAAAATTGATTAAAACTGCTGATTCCTAATGCATTTAAAACTTTCTGCCAAATCATCTTCGCAGAGTTTAATAAATTTTTTAACATTGTTATGATTTTGACATGAAGTTATTTTTTTGTCAATTTTCTTTTTTAGTACTTTACGTTTTATAAAATTATCAAAATTGACAAAAATTTCTGGCTCTAGTGCAAAATAGTTCATGGGTTAAAAATTCTATATTTTCCATCAGACATAGGACGATCTTGAAAATGTAGCCACATACGATTGTACGCTTTACCGTTTTGTTCCATTGATAATTGAAATGATTCTAAAAAAGGAGTTATTTTTTTAATGCATGAATCAATGTCCAAACCAAAAAAATAGCCATCAACAGCACTCCCGGAAATATGAGCACTGTTTTTAGCCCCACCAACCATAGCATTGTAATTAATAATAGCATTATTTTTACTTTTGAAATTGATAGGTCTTATCCAAACATTGATTTTAAATGGTGTTTTAAAAAAATCTCTAACACGATCTAATTTACAAGCTAATTTTTTAATATTTTCAATTTCTATAGCATTAGGCCAGTAATATTCATTTAAACGAGGCAAAAATAAAGCTTCACGCCATGTAAAATATTGAGACTCACCAATCATTTCATCAAGTTTTATGTCCATACAGGTTATTTAACTCCTGCTGTAAATGATATTTCTCTTTTAATAAGAAAAAAATTCGATTTTGAGCCTCTACAGTATTTTCAATTTTAGCCCTGCGTTTCCACCATCGCAGGTCTTCTTCAATACAGTCTAAACTTTTCAATACCGTTTTATCAATCTTCTTTTTAAGATTAAGGTCTGTTTTGATAATGGTTTTGATACAGAATTTTTTTACATGCATTGCCAATGTCAGTATTATCTGGGTTATCTTGATAAGTATCGAAAGCATTTAAAGCCTCATAAGGTAATTTGTTAACGGACAAATTTTTATAATAATCTCGTTCAGAAATTAATTGCTTTGTCAATTCTTCATGGTTTTTTCCAATATAAATCAAGTTCTTAATTTCTCTAATCCAATTATCATTTGCAGGATCATAAATAATGCCGGCTCCTTTTTGAAACCATTGGTATTGATGATACATTTGACCTAAAAAGCTATTTTCTTCACGAAGTTTTTTATTTTCTTCCTGTAAAATAAATAGCTCTTGCTTTAAATTACGAGGAGGCTTTTTAGGTTTAGGTATTAATTTTAACTCGGGATAATTTTTTTTAATATATTTATAATATTGTTTTGCAGACGCATAACATACTTTTATTTTTTTAGCCAATGCCTTTAAACTTTGATGGCTATTTATTTTAATCTCTTGTTTTAAAAGCTCAATTTTAATGTTTTTCTTTGATTGAGCAATATTTACGTCGTCTGAAAAATTTAGCCCTATTAAAAAATCATAAGGAATATCTTGAATAAATTCACAATGCCAAAAGTTTTTACCTGTTTCTTGATTATAAAATGAATAAATCTTTACGCAATTGAGCTGTTCCGCTATGTGGAACAGCTTTCTAACCTGATAAAAGCTAATAGGTGTTTGAAAAATATGTCTAAAATAGCTTTTACAACGATGTGTGTAAGTATTAGCCCTCACCTCTTTTAAGAGACGGTCTAATTTTAAAATTTCTTGAGGTTTTAAGTCGTCAAAAGAAGAATAATTTTTGAATTTATAACTCATACAGGCCTTTTGATAAGCTATTTTAAGCACAAAGTCAATTTTCTTTACATTTGAAAGTTAAAATTTTGTTTAAAAATTAGCCTTTGAAGAAAAAAACAAGGTACAAAATTCGCATGATATACAGATCTTATATATAATATTATATATTAAATAAATAAGATTTAGATCTTAAGATATATTAGAATGTAAAGTTTTTTTTACATCAAAAATAAACTTAATGCATTTTTTAAGAAATGAATTATAATACAGGATACAATGGGTTATTCAGAGTTAGAACATCAAAAAATTAAAAGTGCTAGTAAAATCGTTTTAGAGCAATCACCTTACCTTAGTGAAAAAATATCTCAAGCTATTACAACCATAGCTAAAATTGTAGGTTCTACTTTAGGACCTAATGGGAAAACTGTTCTGATCGAACGATCAGAACATGGTTTAACTCCTTTTCAGTCTAAAGATGGAGTAACAGTAGCTCGTGCTTTAAGTTTTAATGATCCTGTTAAACACGCTATTCTCGAAACTTTTAGAGATGCAGCTATTAAAACTGTTGAATTTGCAGGTGATGGTACTACTACTGCAACAGTTTTAGCTTATTCTATATATAAAAACATTTTTACTTTTTTAAGTAAGAATAAAAAACATAGCTCTCAAGCTTGCTTTAAAGAAGTTGAACGTTTTTTTAACAATGTTTGTTTGCCTTACATTGATTCCAAAACTGTTAAAGTAAACTTAGAAAATAAAAACGATTTGCTTTTAAAAGTAGCCACCATTTCTTCAAATGGGGATGTAGATCTTTCAAAAGCTATTCTTGACGCTTTTGATGAAATTGGCGATGAAGGTCATATTACCATTGGGGAAGCAACTGGACCTAAGTCTTATGAAGTTGAAAAAATTCGCGGTTTTCCGATTGCTAAAGGTTACGAGGAAGCGTTAGGTCGTTTTTGCAATGAATTTTTAAATGATCCAGCTCAAAATCGAATTTATCTAGAAAACCCGGCTATTATTTTGTATGATGGTAAATTGTTAGACATTGCCATTCTTGCACATTATTTGAAGCTTTTTGATCAAGAGTATATTCAGCAACGTATTCCAAACATGAATTTTGTTGTGTTTGCTCACGAATTTTCAGGTGATGTAATTGGTCATTTAGCTAAATTTTTTAAACAGACACCTGTTAAGGTTGTTTGTTGTACAACACCTACTGATATTGTTGCAAATGCTCGTACGGAATTTTTACATGATTTGGCAGCTTTTACAGGTGGGAAAATTTTTAACCCATTTAATGCTACATTAGCTGATGCTATGCCTTCTGATCTTGGAAATCGAATGAAGGCTTTTGAAATGCAACGTTTTCGTTCTTGTTTATTGGGAGATGGAAATCAAGCTTCTGTGATTAAGCGTGTTGAGGATCTGCGCATTCGGCTTAAGACAGCGGCTTCTAAAATTGATGAACACGATTTAAATGTACGTATTGGTAAGATTAGTGGTGGAATTGCCAAATTGACGATTCGTGATGTTGCTGATTCTCAGATTCGCGAAACAAAAGATCGTGCTGAAGATGCAATTTGTGCAATTAGGGGAGCCATTAAAAAAGGTGTGCTCCCCGGTGGTTGTAGGATTTTATTAGATTTGGCAGTTTTGGCCTTAAGTGATAGCAGTTATGTGGTAAGAGAAATTTTAGGGACCTCGCTTGTTGAGCCTATGTCATGGCTTTTAAATAATTGTGGTTTAAATGACGAAGAATCTCAACAAATTTTAGAAAACTTATTAAAGCATCCTGAGCAGGTTTATAACGCATTGAATGGTCAATTTGGCGATGCAATGGACATTGGTTTGTTAGATAGTCAACCAGCCGTTACAGAAGCTTTACGGTCGGCTATTGCTATTGCTAAACTTTTAGGCGATTGTGGTGGTGTTATTGTTTTTGGCCGTGATGAAAATTTAGAAAGAGCTAAAGCTTTATCTTACCATCGAGAAACTGATCGTTTAAAACAAGCAGAAGAAGAAATTAATAAGACAAAAGAAGATTTACAGTATGATATTACAACCATACAGACTTAATCTCGATAGTAGAGGTTAATAATTATGATTCTACATTTCTTTTGTCCTACATGTGAAGAAGATGTAAAAAAACTTTTTGGCGATAAAGAGCAGATTCAAAAAACGCATTTATGTGAAAAGTGTCATCGCCCGTTAATGAGAGTTTTAAATCCACCAACTTTAAATTCTGTTGAAAAAATTGACAATGGTTGTATGGAAAAAGCAGTTGAATACGATGAACAAAAGGCTAATTTGATTAAAGAAGCAAGTAATAAGCTAAAACATAACAAAAAAAGATAGGAAAATATTCTTATCTGTATTATAATGGTTTTATGGCTGAAAGATTTGCGCGCGGTGATCTCGTGAGGTTTGTAGCATCTGAACAATTATTAGGAATGCCGCCAAACGATTTTATTATTTTTGATTATACTATAGATGAAAATAATCCAAAAGAATTAAAGTATTTTTTAAGTGATGGTGGTGATCATTTCATCGCAACAAATTCTAAAAGAATAGAAATGTCTCCTAATGAAAGGGGGCCTATTGCTCAAGCCATTTCGTTGCTGAAAAATTTGACATTATCATTGCGTGCAATTGCTATGTATCAACATTTGATACATGATTTAATACAATATGATGTAAATTATAATGATGGAACTGATTGCGCTGAATGTAAAAATAAAAAACCGATGATGCATTAATTATGTTTTTTTTAAAAAAATTATATATAAAAAATTTTCTTTCTTTTTGTGGTGAACACACTTTATTTTTTCCTCGAAATGGATTGCTGGCATTGAAAGGTGAGTGCAACGGCAATGTTGCGCGCTCTAATGGGGCTGGCAAATCTTCTCTGCTTGAAGCAATAGCTTATGTTTTTGATTATTGCTCTTCACCAGCTACAGCATTACAAAATTGGGATACCGATGAAGAGTTTAGGGTTAAATTATATTTAGGTAAAGATAATCAAGATATTGTTATAGAACGTGGACCAGGTTTGTATATAGTAATTTGTGATGGAATATTATATAAAGCTGGTCAAGCTAAAGATTTTATTAAAAATTTAATTTATACACCTGAATTGATTGCTTTTATGACTTATCGCCCTCAAGGTGTAAAAGGTAATTTTTTAGAATTAAATAATATTGACAAATATGATTTTTTAACAAATTTGTTAGATTTAACAAATATTGAGCATGTAGTAAATAATGCTAATTTATTTTTAAAAGAAATAGAAAAATCAATAACTGAAAAAAAAGTTCTGATTGAAAGTTATGAGCGTGAGGATAAGAACATGTTGCAATATAAAGAAGATTTGAAAAAAAAGTTAACAGAATATAAATATAGACAACGACTATTAAATGATAGTTTATATGGTTATGAAAAGCAATTGAAAGAAGATTCTTTATTAGATGAACAGCGCTTAAAAGATTTAACTTCTCGTTATGTTATTGAACGTAACCATTGTTTGGAAAAAGGACAAGCTGAGATTAAAAATATACAAAACAAAATTAGTAATCTAAAATACGAACATGAGTTAAAATATTCAGAATTGGTTAATGAGTTAACAAAGTTTAAAACTCTTGCTGATAATACTGTTAGTGTAGAATATTTATCAAATAGAATTGCAGATCTGGAAAATGATCTAAATAAAAAGTCAGAAAAATTAAAAATTACAGATGAAGCAATTAAATTTGTTAATGACAAAAAACAAAAAGTTCCGCAATTAACTTCACAGCTTAATTCATTAGTTAATAATCGTTGCTTTACTTGTAATCAGGTTTTTCATTCAGGTAATGAAGAACTAATCAAGAGTATTCGCAATGAATTAATGGATATTCAAAAACTTGAGCGTAGTTATTTGCCTAAATTTGAAGAAGAACATAGATTATACTTAGAAGGAATATTTATTGTCAAAAAAAATATTCAAGAATGTAAAATTAAAATTGAAAATTACAATAAGAAAAACGCTTTACAAGATGCTTTAGACAAATATGAATTAAAGTATCAATCAACATTAGATGATTTAGAAAAAAATAAAAAATACGCAGAATTAAATTTGACAAAAAATTTACAAGAAATTGATAACAAAGTTGCAAATGTTTCAAAAGAACTTCAACACCAAAAAGAGTTAGAGCATCAATCTTTAAGAAATAAAATTTCTTCTCTAAAGCTTCAAATTCATGAACATCAAAAAGTTATTGATGATTTGCATTTACAAATAACAAACTTAGAGGAAAAATTAAACAGCAATAAAGTTTCTTCTTTAAATGAACAAATAAATGATTTGGTTAAAAAACAAAAATTGGAATTTGAAGTAGCAAATTGTTTAGGTAAAGAAAATTTTTCATCTTTAATTTTTGAAGAATTTTTATATAGCATTGCACAGCAAGCTAATGCTTATATTAAAACAATTCCTTGTGTAAGTTGTTTTCATCTAGAGTTTGAAACAGAAAAATTGACACAAAAAGGAACGGTCAAAAAAGGAATTGTGTTAAAAGTTTATAAAAATGGCATAGAAAGGCCATTTAAAATGTTGTCAGGCGGCGAAAAGTGTGCTATAAATCTAGGAATAGATGTAGCTATAAGCAAAATTTTGTCAAGCCGTTCTGGTAAAACATTTGGTTGGCTTATATGTGATGAATCTTTTGATGGAATGGAAATATTTTCTAAAATTGAATCTTTAGATTTTTTAAAACGTATGGCTGAAGACAAACTCATTATCATTGTTGAACATACTAATGATTTAAATGAAATTTTTGACAAACGTATTACAATCAAAAAAATGGATGACAAATCAGAAATTAAAACTGATTTTTAATTTTAATGATGAATTTTTATAAAGGAATAGTATGAAACGAGGAAGAAAGAAAAAAGAATATTTATCAAGTGAATTTAAAGATGCTGTAAACGCTATGCAAACTCAAGAGTTAAAGGAAAAAATCATTGCTCTTTCCAAATATGAAAAAGAAATATTGGAATCTAAGGAAAATGATCAGCCTTTGCAAGCAGCTTTATCTCAAGTAAAAGACTTGTGTGGAGCGTATAGAGATGCTTTAAAGCATCATAAAGAGCAGAAAAAATATGCTTTGGCTGTTTTAGAAAGCAGAGGTCAATAATTATGGATAACAGTTCAGATAAACGTATTAATACTTTTAACAAGAAGTTGCATATTGTCAAACAACAAGTAGAGAAAGAAATTATGGATACATTAAATTTTACTAAAGAATTTTCAAAGCCTAAAGTCGTATTAACAAAGCAAATTAAAGAAAAGCTATTGATGCAAGCTGGAGCTTTTATTGCAATGTTAAAATCAAAACGTCCTAGTAGTCAAGTTGCTGAACGTTCAGGTTTGTCTAGAAAAACTATTCAGAATTTGCGAAAGAAATTTTCGATTGAGGTGAAGTAATATGCACTCATTTGATAATAGTTATTCTCAAGAAGATGAAGAGATGATTCTTGATGAGAATGAAAATCTCGTTACGCGTCCTTCATCTGGTGAAAACTTAGATGACTCATTTGGGAATTTTAGTTTAAATCAACAAACTCAATTTGAAAAACGTAATTTTTTTAAATTGGTTCCTGGCGATAATATTTATCGTATTATGCCTCCCATGTTTGATAGCCGCGAAAAAGGTTTGTGGGCTTACTATTATTCTGATCATTTTGGTTTTGTTGACAGTAAAGGAATGAAGCGTAAATTCCTATGTAGCCGTGTTTATTCTAATAGAGTTTTGCAGCCTTGTCTTTTCTGTGAAGATCAAGAACATAAAAAAGCTCAACTTGAGATTTTGAGTAAGAAATTATCTAGCTTGCATGAAGATTTGGCTTTATTGAAAGATCATCAAGGTGAAGCTTATAATAGAATTCAAGAAGAAATTTCTGAGATTGAGCAAAAGAAAAGCATGATTAGTCGTCTTATTTCTCGAAATACGGCTTTTTATGTAAATGCCATGAATCAAAATGGTGAATTTGGCATTCTTGGTCTTAAGAAGACAGTTTATCAAGAGCTTGTTGGTAAGCGTGAGAAAAATGGCATGAGAGTAGAAGGCATGCTGCAAAAGCTTAAAAGCGAAGAAAATATTGATCCATTGTCTCCAAATGAAGGAGTTTGGTTCAATATTATTCGTACAGGTACAGGTTTTACAGATATTAGATATAAAGTTGAATTAGTATACGAAACTGAAATTATCAATGGTAAAAAAATGAGAAGTATTAAAAAAGCGCCATTGACGAATCAGCAAAAACAATTAGCTTTAACTAAATGTCAAAATCTTGCTACATTGTTTGATTATATTAACTTAACTTTAGAAGAACAAAATTTGGTTATTAATGGTTCGCCAGATACCGTTACAGCTGTTTTGAATTCGCCAAACAGGAAAAGCCGCAATGCAGGTTCTGGTTCTTCTGGTCAGGCATTTCCTCAGTCTGTAGCTCAATCAAGACAACCTTCATCATTCAATGCACAAAATCAAGTTGATTCTTCTTACGTTCCTTCTAAAGAACAGCTAAAAGAAATGCTAGCTAGCTAAAAAGTATAAAAAGTTATAAACTTTTTATAGTAATTTCCTTATAATACTAATATAATATTTTTTATAAAGGAATTGCTATGTCTGAAAATGTTGATTCTGTTGTTTCTGAAAATAAAAATCATATGCATCAATTGTCTGAAATCGATCGTTTAACTGCTATTGTTGGGCAGCTTGTTCAAGATTTTAAAAACTTGAGAGATTTTACAGAAACACAAGCACAATCTTTGGCAGCTCTTTTTCGTGCCATTGATGAAGGTAAAAATCTGACGACATCTAATATTTATGATTGTTTGGTATCTATTAGAGTTGCGCAGTTAGATCATATGGTTAAGCAGCAAATTGCAAATGGGTTTTTGAAACCGGCAATGGTTGTTGGTCAACGCAGCATGGTTATTTGCAAACAGATGAGTCAAGACCTTAAAGAAATTAATAGAAAAATTTCTTTGCCAGTATTTGATATGCAAGAAGAATTTAAAGTTAAATTTTTAGATAAAAAAGTTGGTGATACTGTTTTGGTAGAAACTCCATCTCAAAAAGATTCTTCTACTCAAATTGCAGCTTCTTTTCATATTTTAGAAATTTATGATGTAGTTGATCAGACAGAAAAAAGTTATTAATTTGTTTTTATGACAGTAAATAAAAACCGCTATATTAAAAGCTCATCAAAGTTTTCCTTATTACATCACAAATTAAACTTATCATGTTTAAATGATTATAAAATTAAGCAGAAAATTGCGACAGATCCTGATTTTATTTGGTCTAAAAAATATCAATTTTCTTTAAAAAATGCGTTGAAAAAAGATAAATTACAATTGACAGACAAAACTATTGCACAATATTTGCGTTTGACTTTAGAAGAATTTGAATGTATATATAATAATGTCATTGAAAAATTAAAGAGTTATCTGTCAGATTATAAATAGGAAATTTATGTTACAACAAATTAAACAAAAAATTAAAGAATGTGAACAAATTATTTATGGTGAATATCAATCACCAGCTTTTAGAGAAAAAATAGGTCGATCTGATTTTTCGATAGAAGAAATAGCTAATGAATTTAATGATAAAGAAGTAGGCAAAGAAAGTTTTAAAAAAACTTTTGCTTCTCTTGTGATGCAAAAAAATCAAGCTATTGCTAATTTAGAAAAACTTTTAATTCAATCTCGTGATTATATTCTTGAAAAAACAAAAGTATATGTAATTGAGGCTAATCCAACAGTAGAAGAATTGTCTACTATTTTCAAAAATAAAAAATGCTTTGTTTTGAATCATAAAAGCATGGCTTATAGAATTGCTCATGTTTTGATGCCTGCTGTTAGGATTAATGATGTTTTTTCTGGCAATTTGATGGCTATTTTGAATGATATTTTGGATGGTGTTGAAAGAGAGATAGGGGTTGTAAGTGAAATGACTCCTAGAATTGAAATGCGTCAAGATTGTATGCATACTATTACATCAGTTGATAGTTTGGCAGATAGTATTGAATATATGCTAGAAACACAGATGTATCCTTCCAGTGATGTAAAAGAAGGTCATTTTTTACAAGCTCTTTATAATAGAGTACAATATCTTAACATGACATATGACGTAGAAGACGAAAGTGCTTTGAACTGTGTTATTGTTGCGCCAAAAGTTTCGCAGTGTTTAATAGATGAATATTCTAGATTCTTTTCACCAAATGTTGTTTTTATTAAAAACGGTTTTAGTGAGTTACTATCTTATTTGCCTTCTATTGTTAAAGAAGAATCTTTTGAAGAATCACAAGAAACAGATGAATTTAAGTCAAAACGCAAATACAGCAAAAAATTGGTTGCTTAATGATAGTTTTGGGATTGGACCTGTCAAGTCATTCTGGTTGGGCTGTATTAAATAATCATTCTCTTATAGCTTGTGGTGTTTTAAATATATCAACAAAAAATCAAGATTTCCCATGGGGTATTTTGTGTTGGTCTAATCAATGCGTAGATCAAATCATAAGGTTGTATGAAAAGTATCATTTTGTTGATAAAATAGTAATTGAACAGACTAATTTGGGCCGCAATAGAGAATATCAATCATTTTTAGAATGGTTGCATTGTATTTTGCTTAAATCTTTTTGTAATCTGAATTCAGATAAAAAAATTGAATATGTAAGTACTAGTCAGTGGCGAAAAAAATTAAATTTAAAGCTTACTAAAGAACAAAGAAAACAAAATAAATTTGTTTTAGAACAACACAGAAGTGGTCAAAAAAATGTGTTGCAAAATGGGCATAGAATTGGTAAAGTGACATCTAAACATTTAGCCATTCAGTATGTCAATAGCAAATTTAATCTTAATCTCAAGCAAAAATATAACGACATTGCAGATGCTATCTGTATTGGCTTGTCTGTTTTTAATTAAATAACATTTTAAATAAGGTATTTATGCAACAATGGTCAAATTTATCTAAAATTGTCACCGCTCGCACCTATCTCCGTAACGATCATGGTTATCGTGAAAAATGGATTGATACTGTAAATCGTTATATTGCAGGAAATTCGAGTGTTGTAAAGGTGTCAGAAGAAGAAAAAAACAAGTTGGCATATTTTGGATTGAACCGCAAAGCAATGCCAGCAGGTCGAAGCCTGTGGTTTTGTGGTACGGATAGTCACGCACGTTTAGGTGGTGCAGGCTTAACTAACTGCTGGTTTTTTGCTTTAGAAAAATGGGAGTATTTTGTTCACGCACAAGATCTATTGATGTTGGGCGGTGGTGTTGGTGGCAGTGTTGAGCATCGTTATGTTTCTAAATTGCCCAAAATTAAACCTGATGTAAAAATTGTTTCACGTGATACAAAAGATGCAGATTTAATTGTTCCAGATTCTCGTGAAGGCTGGTGTGAATTAACCCGTCGCGTTCTTTATGCGTTCTTTGTTGATGGCAAATCATTTAGCTATAGCACGATTTGTATTAGAAATCAGGGTGAAAAAATAAACGGTTTTGGCGGAACAGCTTCAGGCCCTTTGCCTTTAAAAGAATTTGTTACAACGCTTAGTGACATCTTAAGTGCACGTGCTGGTAAACACATTCGTCCTATTGATTCTGCAGATATTCTTTGTGCTATTGGTAATATGGTGGTGGCTGGCAATGTAAGGCGTTCTGCTATTATCATCATTGGCGATGCGTGGGATAAAGAATATTTGAAAGTTAAGCGTTGGGATTTAGCACCTATTCCGAATTATCGTGCTCGGGCAAATTTTTCAGTTAATTGTCACAATGTAGAAGATTTACATCCGTTGTTTTGGAAAAGTTACGAACATGGTGAACCAATTGGCATTGTAAATTTAAAAAATATTCAAACATTTGGTCGTATTGGAGAATTAAAAGCCGATCAGGCTCAGGGCGTTAATCCATGCGGCGAAATTGGTTTGGAAAATGGCGAACCTTGCAATCTGCAAGAGATTTTCTTGCCTAATCTTAAAGATGAAGAAGAATTTATTGAAGCTGCGCGTTTGATGCATCGGTATGGGAAAAGAGTGACGTGTGAGCCGTATCATAACCCGTTAAATGATGAGGTAGTCAAAAGAAATCGTCGAATTGGCACTGGATTAACTGGCTGCTTGCAAAGTAGTTTGTGGAATCCTTCGACTTTAAATAAGGCTTATGAAGCCATTCAGCATGAAAATCGACTTTATTCAAAAGAATTAAATATTCCTGAGTCGATCAGAACGACGACAATTAAGCCGTCTGGAACTTTATCTTTGCTGGGTGATTGTACTCCAGGTATTCATCCAGCATATTCAGAATATTACATTAGACGAGTGCGTTTTTCTGCGAATGATCGGTTGATTCCTGTTTTACGAAAAGCCGGTTATTACATTGAGCCTGTTATCCAGTTTGATGGTTCTCTTGATCATGATACTTTAGTGGTTGATTTTTATTGCTCTGTACCGTCAGGAACTCCTGTTGCAGATAAGAATTTTGATACATGGAAGCAGTTGGAGGTTTTAAAAACGGCGCAGCGTTATTGGTCTGATAATTCAGTTTCGGTAACAGTTTATTATAAAAAAGAAGAGATTTCACGGATTAAACAGTGGCTTGCGGATAATTTGCATGAAATCAAGACGATCAGCTTCTTATGTCATAATGATCACGGGTTTAAGCAAGCTCCGCTGGAAACTATTACTCAGCAACAATTTGAAAAAATGAGTGAAAAAATTTCACCTATTGATGAAGATGAAATTTCTGATGGTGTTTTGGAAAGTCAAGAATGCGCTGGTGGCGCGTGTCCTATTAAGTAAATATGCTGAGAAAAGAACAAGATACTTATCCATCTAGAAAAGTCCTTCAAACAATTAAGAATTGGCTGGATTCCTTAGGTGGCTTGCTTTGTTTTGTAATTGATGAATGGAATACTGATTTTGGTAAAGCTACAATTTCTTTACTTCCTCATAATCATTTTCAATATGATTTTTTTACTGGCGGTTGGTCAGGAAATGAAGATTTGATCGCGGCTTTATCTAAGAATTTTTATGCTTGGAGCCAGCTTTGGGAATCAAGTCATCGAGGGGGAAGGTTTGTGTTTGTGTTAAAAAACAATGAAAGTGAAAAGGTGATAAAATGAAACTGGAAATCTTAGATGATAGTAAAAATTATACATGTCAAGTAATTAGACTTCCGCAAAAAATGCCGGTTAAAGGTTTGGATAATTTGGTTGAAGTCAATGTGCAGGGTAATAGTTGTTTAACTGGAAAAGATGCAGATCCAAATGTTTTGTATTTGTTTTTTCCTGTTGAGTGTATTATTTCTCATGATTTTTTATCTAATAATAATTTATATAGACATAAAGAATTAAATCAAGATAAAGAGCAAGGTGGATTTTTTGAAGATAATAAACGTGTTAAAGCTATTAAATTTAAAGGCGTAATTAGCAGCGGTTTTGTTATCCCTGTTACTGCCTTGTCTTATTTAAATATTGACCTTAGTAGATTAGAGTGTGGCTATGAGTTTAATTCAATTGATGGTCAGCTTATTTGTCATAAGTTTGTTAAAAAGAAGAATTTAAGAACCCATGAAGGCAATAAGCAACAAAAACTTATTAATGAGATTGTGGATAAAAAATTAGCACCTGAACATTTTGATACAGCTCATTTGCTTAAATATCTTGATTCGTTATCACTAAATGATCAAGTCAAAATTTCGTATAAACTTCATGGCACTTCGGCGCGTTATTTCAATACTTTAGTACGTCGTCAATTACCGTGGTACGAAAAAGTTTTAAAATGGTTTGGAATTAACGTTAAAACAGAAGATTATGGTCAAGTATGTGCTTCACGACGTGTAGTTAAATCTGTTGAATTTAAAAAGATTAATGAGAAAAATCATTTTTATTCAACCGGCGATTTGTGGTCTATGGTTGGAAAAGAATATTTTGCAGATAGACTTTTTCAAGGTGAAGCTGTTTATTGTGAAATTATTGGCAAAACTTATGGCGGTGAAGCAATACAACATGGTTATACATATGGTTTTAATAAGCCAAAGTTATATGTATATAGAATAAGCAATATTAACCCACAAGGCATAGAAATTGATTTGCCTTATGAACAAATGAAAGTTAGGGCTTTTCAATTAGGTTTAGAAGTTTGTCCTGAATTTTTTAGTGGTACTTTAAAAGAATTTTTAAAACAACAGTTGAACTTGCCTGATGAAAGTGTTACAGAAGAAAACAAGGAATCTCTTATTAGGGAGGTTTTCTATGAAAAATTGCTTGAAAAACCGTCTATTCTTGATTCTTCTGTGGTTGAAGAAGGTTTTTGTATTAGGAAAGATACATATCCAAAACCTGCTATTTTTAAAATTAAGTCTAAAAAGTTTTTGTTGCATGAGAGTATTGTCAACAGTGATGAAAATTTGACTAATATTGAAGATGAACAAAGTGAGATGGCAATTAATGATTAAAGTAAAAATGATCAAAGATTCAGTAGCACCTTCTAAGATACGTCTTTCTACAATGCTTTTGACTTATCCCAGAGTAGTGCATGCTGAGTTTATGACACATAGGGTTTTTTCTAGAAATTCAGCAAGTTCTAGAGCAATTCCAGTTGTTAAAATGATTGATCAAGTGGAAAAAAATCCTTATGTACCGAATGTTTTTTATGAAAATCAGAAAGGTATGCAAGGCGGGGATCCTTTACCTAAAGATATTCAAATTGTATTAAGAAATCTTTGGCTTGATTCAAAGAATCTGGCTGTTATGCAAGCTAGAAAGATGTTAGAGTATAAAGCCGCAAAGCAACACATTAATCGTATTTTGGAGCCTTATTTTCATATTAGTGTGGTTGTAACTTCTACTCATTGGGCTAATTTTTTTGCTTTAAGACATCATCCTGATGCCGATCCTGAAATTCAATCATTGGCTGCAGAAATGTATAAAGTTTATTCTGAGTCAAAACCAAAATTTTTGAAAAAAGGCGAATGGCATTTACCGTTTGTTGATTTTGATAGACCTGAAGAATGTTTAACGCCAGATATACTCAATGAGTTTTTGCTTAAATGTTCTGCAGCCAGATGTGCAAGAACCTCTTATTTGAATCATGATGGAAACAAGATTTCATTAAAAGAAGATTTGGATTTATATAGTAGATTAGTTGATCGTTTTCCTGTTCATAGTTCACCTACAGAACATCAGGCTCAGGCAACAGATGATCCAAAAATTATTTCTGGTAATTTTCACGGATGGTTACAACATCGTAAATTAATACCTAATGAAAATGTCAGTATGCATAATCATGTAAATGACAATGAATATATAATTTGTGAAATTTAATATAGGATAAAAAATTATGGATGAAACAAACGATGTAGAAAAATCAGTTGGTGAATTTTTAGTGAACGAAGTTCAAGAAGAAAGTTTGGATATGCTTGCAGACAAATTTTGGAAAAAATTAGAATCAATTGAAAATAGAATAGCCACTTTGTCTAAAAAATTTGGTGGCGATGTTGTTTTAGAAAAAACTTATGATTGCAATAATATTTCAGATATTGAAGAAGATGTTGTTGATGCTATTCAAGATCATGAAGTTGAGCAAGATGAAGAAGGTATGTGGGCTGGTAATTATAACGTTTTGATTACATATAATAAGGAAGAAAACAATGAGTAAAGTTTATCAAATTGAATATGAATTTTTGGACGGAAAAGGTTGTGCTGAGTGCTTTTCAAGTGTAGAAGAAGTTAATTCAAAATTATCAAAATTGATGTTTGGCAGTGATGGTTTTCCTGATTCTGTTAAAATCAAGGTTCTTGATGATATATTAGATAAATCTGTTAAATTTACTAAGCCTTTATATGTGAGTAAAGGATGTCATAGAAAATATCCTGATGATAATAAATGGGTAAAAATAAAATATGCAGCACAATATTTAGCTTTTACAAAAATTCAAGAAATTGTTGGTAATTTTAAAATTTGTAAAAATGAAAAACAAGATGAAATATCTAAAATGTTTTGGTTTGAAACTTTTACTCAATCAAACGGTCATCGTATAGATAAATTGCATCTTTCAGGAATCATTTCTTGGGAATATCTTACTTAATTGAAAGAAAATATATGAAAAATATTACATTACTGTTTTTAGCTTTGATTTTAAATGGTTGTTTTTTTAGCTCTATTGATACTGGTGAGCGTGGTGCTAAAGTAACTTTTGGTGAAGTATCACGTCATATGTACACGGAAGGTTTGTATCTTAAGGCGCCGTGGACTGAGATGGTTACGGTTGATACAAAGCAACAGTCCCAATCTATTGACGCTGATTGTTTTTCTTCAGATTTGCAATATTTAGATGTCAGTTTAAAGATTGTCTATCATATTCCTGAAACTAGTGTTTTAACCATTATTGAGAAATACAAGAGTTATCATGTTTTGTTTGATACGATGGTTTCACCACGCATTAATGAAGCTTTTAAAGAAGTTTCGGCTACACGTACGGCTGAAGTAATTGTTAAAGAACGGGAAAAAGTTAAGCAAGAAGCATTGGCAAGTGTGCGTAAAAAGGTTGATGGTTTGGTTTCTGTAGATGATCTGATTATTGAGAATTTACAGTTATCTAAAGAATTACAAGCAGCTATTGAACAAAAAATGGTACAAGAGCAAGAAGCTGCTAAAGCTAAATTCTTTCAATTGAAAGAAAAAACAGATGCAGAAACAAAAGTAATTAAGGCACGTGGTGAAGCTGAAGCTATTGAGATTATTAATAAGACCCTGCGCAATGATCCTTCTTATTTACAACTTGAAATGATTAAAAAATGGAATGGCGTAGCTCCTTTGGTAGTTGGCGATGCTAAAGGTAATTTTATGTTACCTATTAAATAAAATAAGGTTAAAAATGAGTAAAAGATTTTTTGTTCTGTTGTGTTTGCTTTTTATTTTTATAGTATTTTATTGTGGGTATATTGATTATACAAATTTTATGGATGAATGTTTGCAATATCGTAAAAGGTATGAGTGTCTTTCAATGTATAGATTTCGTTATAGATAAAATTAAAATAAATACTAAATATGATTCAATATGAAATAAATAAAATTATAGAAGATGCTGAGTTTAATAATACACCAAAAGATGAAGTGATTAGATATTTAAGTAAAAGAAATGAACTTTTGGAAAAAAATTTATTTACTCTAAAAAGAATTTTGTCAAATTGTAGATTTGATTTAGAGTCTACTGTTGATGATGTATTTGGAGAGATTGAGAAAAAATTAAATGAAATTCATTGTTAAGACTTATGTATGTGAGTATTGGCCGCCAGACGTTGAAGGCCAAACGGCCCCTGAGGTTGCTTTAGAGCAAATTAAAAATTTTTGCAAAGATGAATATTGGTATGCGCAAAATGGAAATTTAATTGTTGAAACTATTGATGAAAATAATCATTCTCAATTTTTTAAATCTGATTGTGTGGTTAATGATCAAAAAATTATATATATAGCTAAACCATCGATAGTTAATTAAATGCATATTTTTATATATATAATTTTTCAATATTTGTTTTGTATTTTCCATTAATTTTGCATATTGTGTTTTTTATAGGTTTTTCCCAAACACATTTAAAATCAGATGGAGCATTATATTCACTTATAAAAACTTGGGTCATGTCCTAATTTAAATAT